ATGGAGACGTTACCCATCAGGAACCGGCGCTTGCTGGTGATCGATGAGCGGCAGGCGGATCGAGACCGTGTATGCGGGTTGTTGCAGGGAACCCTAGGGGCCGAATCGCCTCCCGTGGCGCCTGAGCGGGGCTACCAGGTGGATACGGCGGGAAGCGCCGAGGAGGCATTGGGGCGGATACGCTCGGCCCTCCAGGCCGATGCGCCGTATGCCGTGGTGTTTCTCGGGATGCCGTCGGTAGGCGCGGATATTCCCGTTCTAGAGCGGTTCTGGCGTCTCGACTCCCGCTTGCAGGTCGTGGTGCATGCGCCTCCCGCCGATTTTCCGCTATTGGCGCCGTGGGCTGCGGAAGAGCGCCTGCTGCTCCTCGGCCTGCCTTTGCAGGGACAGGAGGTCCGCCAGATGGCCGGCAATCTCAGCGCCAAGTGGAACGTGACGGCTCACCTCCAGTTGCAGATGAGCCGGATGGAGGCTGCCATCCAGGAGATCACCCGGGAAGTCGGCCAGGCCAAGGAGGCGCTGGAGAAAGAGATCGGCGAGCGCAAGGAACTGGAAAGCCAACTGGTGCAGACGGAGAAGCTTGCCTCGATCGGCCACCTGGCCGCCGGCGTCGCCCATGAGATCAATAACCCCATCAGCTACGTTTCCTCCAACTACACCACCCTGGAGGAGCACGTCAGGCGTTTGCTGGAGGTACTTGAAGCCTATGAAGAGGCTCGCCCCGCGATCCGCGACGAGGCGCTGGCAAGACGCCTGGAGCAGCTCGGCGAGCGGGTCGAACTGGCCTTCGTCAAGGAGGATGTCGCCGTGTTGCTGCGCGAATCCAGGGAAGGTATAGGGCGGGTGCGCAAGATCGTCCAGGACCTGAAGAACTTCTCCCGCGTCGACGCCGAGGACGACTGGCAGTGGACCGATCTGCACCAGGGGATCGAGTCGACCCTCAATATCGTCGCCAGCGAACTGAAGTACCGGGCCGACGTGGTCCGCGAATACGGCGATCTGCCCGAGGTGAAGTGCCTGCCGTCGCAGATCAACCAGGTGGTGATGAACCTGGTGATGAACGCGGCCCAGGCGATGGGGCCGGAGCGGGGTCGCATCGTGATTCGCACGGGGCATACCGTGGAGCATGCCTGGATCGAGGTGGAAGACTCGGGGCAGGGTATCTCCCCCGAGATCCTGCCGCGCATCTTCGATCCGTTCTTCACCACCAAGCCGGTAGGCAAGGGGACCGGCCTGGGGTTGTCGCTCTCCTACGGCATCGTCCAGAAACACGGCGGCACCATCGAGGTACGTAGCCAGCCGGGAGTCGGCAGCGCTTTCCGGATCGTGCTTCCCCTGGAATCGCCCGGCAACCTGGGCGGAGCCCACGGAAATTAACTGTTGCGCCGGCTAGGGTAACGTAAGACAATGATTTATCTACCGTTTGGGGTGGGTCTCGGGTTGGGATGCCGGTTTGGTTCCCGTTGCCGGCTCACTTGAAGCGAGATCCTGCCCGGATGGCGAAATCGGTAGACGCAAGGGACTTAAAATCCCTCGGGGGTAACCCCGTGCCGGTTCGACCCCGGCTCCGGGCACCATCGTGTTTCCTGGCGTTCAGCCGATTCCAGTAAAGAAAATCCCTCCATATTTCTTTCCGCAATTCCCCAACATTTCCGCAATCTTCTACTTCGTCGGCTTCACTTTCTTGCCTTTCCGGTCGCGGATGTAGTGCTCGGTCATCGTTACCGTCGTGTGACCTAACTGGTCCCGAGCCTGCAGAATGTCGCCACTTGATTCGGCAGTATCGGTCCCTCCCTTGGCTCGCAGATCTCTGAACTGGAAAGCCGATTTTGGGATCCCCGCTGCCTCCCGGGCCTTGTCGAAACGACCTCTGAGCATGTGATAGGTCATCGGCTGGCCGTCATCGATGACGACCAGGCGCGTCGAGCGGACGCGGTATCCAGCCTTCCTGGCCATAATCCTGTCGATCAGCAGCTTCAGTTCCCCGATCAACTCGATACGACGCTTCGCCAACGTCTTGCCTTGGCGAATTGCCAAAGTGCCGTCGCGGATATCGCGCTCATCCATCTTCAGGGTGTCGGCCACGCGCTGGGCCGTCAGGTAAGAAAGGTCCATGGCATCCTTCAGTCCCTGATCTGCCGCCTCATAGACCACTGCATAGAGGTCATCCTCGACATACACATCACGCCCGCGCTCTCTGTTCCGTTTCACGCCTGAGCATGGGTTGGCCAGTTTGGTGTAGCCCATCTCGCGCGCGTAGTTCCAGATGGCCGAGAAAAGGGAGATTTCCCGATTTGCACGAACCGGCGCCGACCGCCGGAAGATCAGGTACTGCTTGATGTGCTTCGGTTCGATATCCCCGATGGCTGCAGGTGGATCATCGAAGAACGCCAGCAGTTGCTTGAGCTCGCGGGCGTTGTCCTTCTGCGTTGTAGGGCTTTTCGTTGGCACGACGTCGATGAAGTAGCGTTGAGCCACATAGCGAAACGTGAGTGTCTCCGCTAGCTTTGCATCGGCTGTGCGCGCCCTCTCCAGGCGGGCGTATTCAGTGATCGCCAGGCCGTAGTCCGTTCCGAGGGACAGTTCTTTGCGTGGCTTGCCGCCGAGGTCGTAGTAGTAATAGATCTTGTCTCCGCGGCGTCTTTCGCGGAGCCGGGGAATGCTCCCCGGTTTGGTCGGCCGTCTTCCCATTTATCCTGCTTTCCTTGGAGTCCAGCCCGTCTTCTCGGGTTTCGCAGCCGTGGCCGGTGCCAGCAGGCTGGCGGTGATGACACACGGCCATCCGTTGGCCTTCACAGTGTGGCGAATGCCATTCTTTTTCAGGACCTCTATCTGCCTGGCCTTGGTGCGCGCCCCAGTCAGTTCGCACACCTCCTCGTGGGTCAAGAATGTGATGTTTTCCATGAGGTTATGCCTCTCCCGGCCTATAGCCGGACGCTTCCGCAGCCCTTTCCGTTGGGCTGCGGAGATGGGATTTCAGGTAGGATGTACCGGCTCACCGGTGACGGGACCAGCCTTGGCGGGCATGTGCCCCTGATCCGGCGGGCCTTCGCTGGGGAGGGGGCGATGCCTGGTTTCTGCTTCATCCGAAGCACCCCGTCTGCCAGGCCGCCAGCGTGCGGAGGATCGGGAATATCTCCACCAGCCCCACCACGGCCAGGCCGAGGGCGGCGATGATGGCGAGGGCAGTCAGTGCTCTACGCATCGCTTGGTCCTCCCTGACTCGCCGCTACCCGGTCGATGCGCTCGATCTCGGCCAGGATCAGTGCACCGGCCTTGATCAGGTCGCGTCGCGCGGTGCTCGGCTTCCACCACTGTTCATCCCAGGGCCACGCCAGCGACACCAGCAGGGCGGCGGTTCCATCGTTCGGAGCGCTGGAGCCGGCCAGGGCGTAGCAGGCGGCGGTGCGGGCCATCTCCCCGTTGTCGTGCTCGTCGTCGTGCTCCGGCGTCCTGCCTTCGTTCTCGACCAGCCGGCGCCGCCGTACGTCCAGAAATGGCCGTCGAGCACTGGTTGCGGCTTCATGGCACGGCGGGTGACCGTCTTCCGCCCCTCCAGGATGACGCGGACCATCGGCCCGCTGAACAAGATGGGGCGTTCCTTGTGAGCGCAGCAATTTGCCGGCATAGGGTCTCCTATACTCCAGGCTTTCGGCTGGAGCGATGAACATGGATGAGGAATGGTTTGTTGCGCGGGTGTTTGAGTTGGCTGGCGAGCAAGGTCTGCTCATTCAGGAGCGAAGACCTGGGCGGAGCATTTGCTTCAATGAGACCAGCAAGAAGTGGCTTCACGAAGGGCACATTCGGCAGCTCTACCGCGAGGGGGTTCTAGCTGACGGGCTCGAACGAGCCGACCTCAACCGAATGATCGAGGGGGTGGCGCCCGGAAGACCTTGCACCCACGTCGGAATGCGAAAGCTCGTTTGCTTGGTTAAGTCCGGAGTTAGCGGTGGAAGCACAGACGAGGGTGGCGGCTGACTCCCGCCCTATAGGTGCAGCGATGTCCGCGACCATGACGACCTTCATCCCCATCTCAAAGGCCAGGCTGCGCTCGATATTGGCGCCGCGTGAACTTGGCCAGCCCGGCAACAGCGCGATGGCGTCGCAGGTAACCAGCTGCGCCAGGGCCTTGCGCATGTAGCCGGCCCGGGTGCCGTAGGCTGGCGCGTGGCTTCGGCGTGGAAGGCCGGGTAGTTGAACTCCGGCAGGCCGGTCATGGGGCCGGCGAGGTAGATGATGGGGGGCATGGAGAGCCTCGCGGAATGAGGGCGAGCGATGCATAATCGCCCGAGCATCAAAGAGGGAGATTGAATGTTCAGGGATAAAGTCAGTTGGGTTGTCGCAGGACTCCTATTTCTAACTGGAGGCCTGTTTTTCAGGATCATTCCTGCGAGTAACTTCTGGAAAGCTGATATGGCGGCGTTGCTTGGTATGATCTCTTCAGTCGCAACCGCTATTGGCGTTTTTGTGGCCGTTTACTTCGGAAAGAAGGGGTTGGATACCTGGCGACATCAAAATGATGCCTCGATCAATAATGATTTAGTTCGACGAATTTCAATTGCTCTTCTGAAGTACGAGGAAGCTATTGCGCAGATGAGAAACCCCGCTATGTTTCCGCACGAGATGGCGCCGAAGGATGGTGAGCAGGATAGCGGGACTTTCGAGGAACGAAGCCATCGTGAGCGTCAGCGCGGCTATGCGAGGCGAATGGAGAAGGCTTCGCTGGCGAGACTGGAGGTCTACGCAGTGCTGCTTGAATCCCAGATATTTTGGGGCGATACACCGCTAGATATGTTCAAGAAGGTGTTCGAGTTCGAAAAGGAACTCATCAACTATATCAGAATCTATTTTGAATGGATAAAGCCAGGCCGCGTTGATGATGAGAGAAAACCATACAAGGATATGCTCGATAAGAGGCGAGACATAATGTATGGCGATCTTTCAGATGATGGTGATGAATTCCAGAAAGAACTCAAAGCGAGTGTCGAGTCGATGAAGTCATACCTAAAGGGTAAACTTGTTTATGCCGATCACCAGTTAGATGGGCTGTAGTCGAGGTGAATGGTGATTTCGAGCAGCTGGTGCTGCACCTAGTCAAGGAGCGATCGATGAGTATTCCCGCCATATTGAACGTGCTATCGCTGGTGGCTGGTGCACTCTCGGCAGTGTTTTGGGTGAAGGCCGCTATGGCGAAGGCTGCACCACCACCCGGTTTTGAAAACGTTAAAAATACAGATTCATGGAAGGCGATAATCGTCGACGGCGGTGAATTGTATGGCACCCTGCGGTTGCAGGCGAGATGGAACAGCAGGGCGGCTTGGGTGGCCGCCGCCGCTGTTGCTCTCCAGATCGCCTACAACATTTCGACGCAGGTTTAGGCTGCCACCTGCTGGCGCCGGCGCAACTTCCACGGATCGTTCGCCCGGGCGTATGCGGCCATCGTGTTCGGGCTCACGCTGTTGCCGCACATGTGGACCTGCTGGGATAGAGTGAACCGCTGCCCGTTGTGGCCCCGCTCGATGATGTAGCTGTCGGGGAAGCCCTGGGCGCGATACAGCTCACGCGGTTTCAGCATTCGCAGGCGGATGTCGACGATCACGTAGGGGCTGCCGCTGATCCACACGGTGACCAGGGCCAGGCGATCCTTGGTGGTGATGGTGGTCAGCGGATCGTCGAGAGCCGCCCATTGGCCGCCAGCGGAGTGGTAGCGCATCAGGAAGGCCGACACCCAGAGGGCGCCGTCGAGCTGCTCCGGTGTCAGGCTTCCGGCGATCATTTCCGGCGTGACCAGCATGTGGTGTCCACCGGTTGCCACGGTAGGCATCGGCTGGTCCGCCGGCGTGCTGCTGTGGCCGGTGGTATTCGTCACCAGCAGGGCGCTGACCAGGCCGTGGTGGTCCGTGCCGGTTTGCGTGCCCAGCGGTCCGTCCACCGGGGCGCCATGCGACCCCTTCCGCAGCGTTACCAGGTGTGCCGTGGCGAGCTGCTGCTGACTGCCCTTGTTCGTGATAGTGCTGATCGGGGCGTCGGCCGGGCGGCTGTGGGTGGTGTTGTAGCCCCCGTTGGCCTGGACCATAAAGGCGGTGGCCACTCCGCAGTCAGCTTTCGCGGTGATGGTGTACATCGGCTCGGCGACCGAGCGCGGCTCGGTTTGGCCGGCGCGACCGCCGACACCGACCAATACCGCGCTGGCCAAGCCCAGGGCGTGCGCCGCGCCGGCTGGGCGCTTGCACTCGCCGCCGCTCGTGATCGTCGGCATCGGCTGATCGACCGGTGCGCCGGTGGCGTCGAACCGGAATTTCACCAGGTGGGCGGCGGCAAGCGCGTGCTTCACGCCGCCGGCGACCACGGTGCCGAGCGGCTCATCCAGTTCAAGTACGCGCGGCGCCTGTCCGTCGCGCTCGCCGTAGCCGACTTGGATCAGCGTCGGGGTGGCAACGGAGAAAGCGCCGCCCTTCGGCCAGGCAGTGATGGTGTTCAGCGGCTGGTCCACCGGATGCACGGCTTCGCGCGACCAGTTCGCGATCGGCACGATGAAGGGCTTGGCGCGCTGGAGCACTTCTTTCTCGATACCCTTCGCGATGCGGCGCATGGTGGCCTCCGCCAGCGGCTTCTTCCGGTTGCGGATCGACTGGCCGAGGTCGCTCCAATCGATGCACTCTGCTGCCGTGCGGTACGGCTTCATGCCTTTGCTGGGCTTCGCGGCATGGGTCTTCTCCGCCGCCACTGGCTCGAAACCGCCGTCGGTGGCCACCAGGTACAGGCGCTGGCGGGTGGTCGGGTCGCCGTAGCCGCAGTTGCGCTCGACCCAATAGTCGACGTGGTAGCCGAAGCCTTCCAGGGCGCGCAGGAACTGGCGCCAGGTGCGGCCCTTGCGCTTCGGATCGGGCACCAGGAACTGCTCGTGCCGTGGTACCCGCTCGCCAGGACCGGCTACAGTGCCGTCGAGGCGCACGACGCGGCCGGTCGACTTGTCGCGTTTGGCGATCAGCGGGCCCCACTGCAGGATCTGCTTCACGTTCTCCAGGCTGATGACCCAGGGGCCGCGGCCGAGCTTCTGGAGCTTGCCGGCCCACTTCACAACAACCCAGGACAGGTCGCGGATCTCTTTCTTGCGCGGCTGGCCGCCGGCGGCCTGGCTGTGGTGCCGGCAGTCCGGCGATGCATGCAGCCAGCCCACGGTGGCGCCCTTGGTGGCCTCTATGGGGTCGATGCCCCAGACATCGGTCGGTAGATGCTCGGCGTGCGGGTGGTTGGCCTCGTGCATGCTGATTGCGGCCGGGTTGTGGTTGATTGCCAGGTCGACCTTGCGGCCCAAGCCCATTTCCAGGCCGGTACTGGCACCGCCGCCGCCGGCGAACAGGTCGACGATGATCGCGTCGTCGGCGTCGTCCAGGGCCAGGCCGTACTGGGTTTTGAAGTCGAGCGGGGAGGGCTTCTTGAGGGAAGTCATGCGGGCTCCTTGGTGTCGTGGAAGATGTCGAGCTGCGCCAGGCCACTGCGCGCGGCATCGTTGAGCCAGAGGCATTCGATGCGGTCACGTGCGCCGTCGGCGAGAGCGTTCCGCTCGAGGCGGTGCCAGTGGCGGTAAAGGCGGTCGTAGAGCGGGCAGGGGTACCCAGAGAGGACCACCATGCCGGTCAACCCCTTGAGGAACGCCGCCAGGTCCCGGTGCTGGTTGTCGTCCAGTTCGTGTCGGTACGACTTGCCGGTAGCGTTGTGGCGCACCTTGGTGCTGCGAGTGGAATGGACGTAGGGCGGATCGACGTAGTGCAGCGTGCTCGGCCGGTCGTGATGCTCCATCAGCACCAGAGCGTCGCGGTTCTCGATCACCACGCCCTGTAGGCGCTCGGTGATAGAGGCCAACGCATCGGGGTAGTTGCGCCAGTCCAGCGCGGGCGCGGTACCACTCCTCGCCGACGTTGAGCGGAACCCCGTGCGTTCGCCGCTCGCCGCGGCGCTGCCGAATCCCTGGAAGCTGCGGACAACCATCCGCCGGGCGCGCTCGAGCGGATCCGTCGTTTCCGCGTAGCTGGCTTCGAACTCTTCACGGGCAAACGGGGTAAGCGCCAGGGCCTGGCGCAGTTCCTCGCCACGGTCCCGCGCGACGCGGAACAGGTTCACCACGTCCCCGTCGAGGTCGTTGTAGACCTCGGCGTAGCTGCGGGCCTTCCGCAGCAGGACAGAAGCCGCGCCGCCGAAAGGCTCGATGTAGGTGTGGTGGGGCGCGAGGTGCTGGATGATCCACGGGGCGAGCAGCCACTTGCCGCCGTGGTAGCGGAGAATCGGTCGTTGAGGAGGCATCGTCAGTACTCGGTGAACAGGCACTGGACGCCGCCCTGCCTGACTTGGGCGGCCCACGAGGCATGGTTGAATCGCCCACAGGGCGGCGTCCGGTGCGTGCTTGCTGGGAAAGAAAGCGCCCCGGGCGGGGCGCTGTATCGAGGGTCAGGCCGCAGCCTGTTGCTGCTGGTCGGCGAGTTGCCCGGCGTCGATCCAGACCGCCTGTAACCAGGCCGGCGTCTTCGCCATCGGTTCCTTGAGCGTGCCGGCGACGATCACCGAATCGATTTCCTTGTCCATGGTCACGGCACGCAGGAGTGTCAGGGCCTGGCTACGACTCGGCAGGTCCAACACATCGAGGCGATCCAGCAGCGCCAAGCGCAGGCCTGAGATCGTCGCGATGGACAGGGCCAGCGTCGCGTCGCATCGCCAGCGTTCGGACTCGGACAGCAGGCCGTACAGCCGGCCGCCGAACGTGACGTCGATGTCGGCGCTGATCTGCACGGGCGACCAGCCGGCGGTGCCGGATAGGCGCTGCAGCAGCTGATTCACCGGTCCGATCGCGTCGGCCAGGATCTCCGCTGGGATGCCCGCGGGCGATAGGGCATCGGCCAGGGCGCTCCAGGCGCAGACCTCGGCGTGGAAGCCGGCGGCCTGCTTGATGACGTCCTGGCGCTGCGCGGCGGCGTTGAACGCTTCCTGCAGCGACTGCACCTTGGCCTGCTGCCGGTCACGCGCCTGGCGCAGTTCGTTGATCGCCTGTTCGCCGTTGGCGATCGCCTCGGCGCTGGGCGCCTGGGCGGTTTCGGCTTCCAGGGCGGCGGACTGCGCGGCGGCGTCCTCGCTCTCCTTCAGGTCCCGCTGGCTGTTGGCGACGGCCCGCTGAGCGCTGGCAAGGTAGCCGCGGAACTCCTCCAGGCGTTTCGCCGCCTCGGGATCGGCAACCTTCGCCGGCGGCTGGTGCGCGACCAACTGGCCGGCCTGCAGGTCCACGGTGCCCTGGCAATGAGGGCAGGTCAGCGGCTGGTGGGCGGGCTCGCCGCTGGCGGCGGCCTCGGCTTCCATCACCTTTTCCGACCATTCGTCCTGATTGGCCTCGTCGGTTGCCAGCTTGTTGCGCCGGCGGTCGGCCAGCGCTGCGGTCTCGCGGAGAGCGGTGATGCGGCTGGCGCGGGACTGGGCGTCGGCGTGGGCGCGCTTGCTGGAGCCCAGGGTCTGCTGGGCTTCATCCAGGTCCTGCGCTGTGGCTTGCAGTTCCGCGCGCGCCGATTCCAGTTCCTCCTCGCTGACGATGACCGGCGGCGCCTCCGGCTCCCACCCGTTCGCCTTGTCGCTGCCGTAGTTCTCGCCGGTGATTGCCTTCCAGGCGCCGCGCGCCTCGCTGGCGTAGTCCTTTGCCTGGCCGACCATGGCGGAGAACCCGGAACGGAGCAGGGGCTTCACCTTCTCGAACAGCGCCAGGTCGATGCCCTTGGCCTTCAGGCGCTTGCCGACCTCGGCCGGGCTGGCGCTGGCGCCGGTCAGGTCGAACAGCACCCGGCGGCGATCTTTGGCGTCCAGGGCGGCGAAGCGGCTGGCGTCGAGCACGAACGGCAGAAACGGCGAGTCGGCGAGCTGGGAGCCTTTGCCGCTGGGCAGCGCGACACCGCAGGCCTGCACCTCGCCGGCCTCGTCCAGCCACTCGACGCGGGCCTCGCCCTTCTTGGCGCCCTCGGTGATCAGTTGGCCGATATGCTGCTTCTGCGCAACGCGGCCGGGCTTACCTGTGAAGGCGTGGCTGATGGCGTCGAGCAGCGAACTCTTGCCGGCGCCGTTGTGGCCGGCCACCAGAAGCACTGGCGCAGAAACATCAAGGGCCGCATGACGCAGCCCTTGGAAGTTGGTGATTTCGAGTTTCGTGATGCGCATGGCTCACTCCACGGTGATGGGCTCTTCGGCCGGGGCCTTGGTGGCAACGGCGACGCGGTAGGTGTTGAGGTCGGGCGATTCGCCTTCGGTGGCGAGCGTGATCACACCGTCGTCGAGCAGCTTCAGGGCGACAGCCAAGGACTCGTCGGTGCTCAGCGCGAAGCGCGACTGCAGCCAGCCCGGGGTGATCTCGTCTTTGCGCAGCACCAGGACGGTGATGTCGTCGATGGTGTGGCCGCCGTAGGTTGTGGCGCCGGGCTCGGCGGCGCTGCTCAGCGGGTCTTTTTCCGGTTCCGGCGGCGATTGCAGGATCACCTCGCGCTCGCCGTTGGAGTTCGGTGCCGATACGACCCTGGCCACCTCCATCGCTTCAACGATGCGCGCGGCACGGTTGTAGCCGATCTTCAGGTGCCTCTGGATGGAACTGATGGTTGCCTGGCGGGTGTCGCGGACATGTGCGACAGCCTCGAGGTACAACTGATCTTCACTGCCATCGCCCAGCAGCCCCTCTGCGACGTTGCCAGCGTGCAGCGGCATTTCGTGCTGGTCGCGGTCGGGCCGGACGTCGTCCAGCCCCTCGTCGTAATCGCTCGGTGCCATGACCAGCAAGCACAACTTGCCGGCGGCGTCGGTCAATTCGTGCTTGTTCGGCTCTGCGCCGTCTACCTTCGCCGTGATCGTCATGGTCTTGGCTTCGACCTTGATCGCTTTCATATCGACTGGAACGGAGACTGCGCCGCGGGAAGCAATGATGCTGATGGCCACCCTGGTCACTTCGCTTACGCTTTCCGCTATGCGATCGATCACTTCCTGCTGCTCGTCTTCCTTCAGCAGGTGGAAGGGCACACGGACACTGCGCAGTTCGGTGACCACCGTGTTGACCAGGTCGCGCTCCAGCAACTCGTGCGCGATGGTGCTTGGGTAGTAGCCGTGTAGTTTGGCGCGGTCGATGATCTCGCGGTGTTCGGCTTTCATCCGGTGGAGCTCCTATTCGTTGGCGATCCGCTCCAACTGCTCGAGTTGGGCGTCGCTGAGGTAGGTGTGTGCGCCGTAGCGCTGGAAGTTGCTGCGGAGGTCGGCCAGGAACTGCTCGTCCCAGTCCGTAGCGGCGTTGAGCTCAGCCGCGCCGAGTAGCGCGGCGAACTCCCCGACTTGGCCGTACCGCTCAAGGACAGTGAGGCTGGGCATGGCCGGTTACTCGAGATTGAGCCCGTCGTCGCCGGTGTCGCCGGTGTCCGACTGCTGGCCCGGGGCGGGTTCAGTGATTTCGCCGGTCTCGGTGTTCACGCCGTCCGGGACCTGGTCCTGAGACTGGTCGTCAACAACGCTGTATTCGCCGGTGAGGATGGACGCGTTGTCCTGGTCCAATCCAGCGTCGGCGCGTTCGTCCAGGGTGACTGCGGTCTGCAACTCGATGCTGACCGGCAGGTACTTGAACAGCCGGCGGATGACGGTCTTCTTGGCCATCTCTTCGTAGTGGGTGACCCAAGGCCCGTTTCCGGATGCCTTGCTGGTGGCGCGTACTTTGTCGACGTCGGCCTTACTCATGACCTCGAATTGCACGCCGCCGTCCTTCAGCTTGGCGACCGCGTAGACGTGGGTCATGACGCCGCGTTCACCTTCACCCGGAACGTGCTGGACGTCCTCGTCGAGGCCGTAGCGATAGCTGAACTGGTCGTTCTGGTGCACGGTGCGCGCGGTGAGCGAAACGATCTGGCCGGAGCGCCGGGCAAGGTCAATCATCCCGCGGTAGCCGATGATCAACTGGACGTTCGACAGGCCATCTTTCGCCTTGCCGTTGCCGAACGGCAGCAGGTAGGCATGGCCGAGAGCGTTACCCGGTTCCAGGCCGAGCTGCGCGCATTGCATCACGGCGCCGAGGAAACTCTCCTGATTGCATTTCGCCAGGGCCGGTACTTTGCGGATCTCGGTCAGCGCGATGCGCGCGAGTCGGTCGGCGGTCATGTGCTTCGGAAGCGCCAGGGCCATCTGGGCTTTGATCTTCGGGTCAGTCATCAGGTGGGCCAGCGTTTTCGGCTGACCGTTGTTGGCGACATTGCCGGTCGCGGCGGCTTTCAGGGCGGTTGCGGACATGCTGGGCTCCGGTTACTTGAGGCGGAAAACGCGGGATTCGCTGGTCTTCTTGAACTGCTCGAACAGCGCGGGGTGAGCTTCCTTGAAGGCGGATTGGTCGAAGCGGTTGGTGGTCTGGGACTTCCACGTCAGTACCGACTTGCCGTTGACCGTGAGTTGGGCGTGGTCCTGCATGAAGAGCTTGATGCGCTCCTCTGCGGACTCGATCTCGTACTCCAGGCCCTTGGCCTTGGCTTTCAGTTCGCGCAAGCGGTTGAACACCTCCACGACCTTGCCATCGGCCTCGATGCTGGTTCCGGCGTCACGTTCGAACAGCCGGAGCATGTCGCTGACAGCGGTTGCTTCAGGCGGATCCAGGCGCTGGATGCGTCCCCAGAACTCGACCTCCTTCTCGCGAATCGCCGCGATGGTTTCGTCGTCCCGCTCGACGCGGTACACGCGGAAGTCGTCGCCGCCGATCAGAACGCCGAAGATGCAGACCTGGCGGCCGGTGACCATCAGGCCGTGCATGGCCTGGGCGGTGTAGTGGACTGGAATGGCATCGGTCTGAACCTCACCCCATTCTTTCGCCTTGAAGGGGCTGACCGTCTTGATCTCGATGTTTTCGCCGCTGGCGGCCTCGGCGTCGATCTCGGCGGCCATGAAATCGTGCTGCTGGTCGCGGTAGCGGTTACCGCGGCCGACGATCTTCAGGCCGGTCTCTTCGGCCAGCAGGTCGATGACGTAGGGCTCCATCCGCTGGCCACGGGTGAAAATCTTCTGCTTCGCCGGGTCGACGGGACCGGTGCGCGGCTGGACCTTATCTAGGTACACGTCCAACGGAGTGCGCCAGGGACTGATGCCGAGGATGCCGGCGACATCGCTGCCGCCAAGGTACTTGGTGCGGTCGAGCGCGCCGACCGATGCGAGAGCTGCAGTCATGGGGCTGGTCTCATTTCAGGGTGAGGGTGGTTGTCGCGTGAAGGCGGGAGCTGCGCCGGAAGCGCAGAACGCAGAGGTCGCCGCATATGTCGGTGAAGAACGGGTTGTTGTAGCCGTGACGGTTGGCCAACTCGACGGCCTGGCGGATGCTCTTTCCGGCAAACTCTTCGATATCGTCGAGTTGGTCGTCGATGATCGAGCGAACGGGGCGGGTGGTCATAGGTCGATGCTCCTCAGTTCCTGCTGTCTCGCATCCGCTGCGGCGTCGAGCCGGCGGCGCATGTCGTCGTATTGCCGGGTGCCGATGGCGTCCAGCGTGTAGGCCATCTCGATCTGGCCGTGCCATACCAACTGGTCGTGGCGCGGGATCACCGAACGACGCATTGCGACGATCGCTTCCTCGATCACGCCCTCGGCGCGCTCATTCGCCCATGCCATCTTCGTCCTCCTGCTCTTCGTCCTCGTGCTCTGGTTCCGGGTCCGGCTGGTCCCAGAGCGGGTCGACGGCACGGTCGTAAGCGAGTTGCGCGTTGCTGAAAGCCGCGCGGTTGCGGCGCTCGCGGTATGTCCACATCGGGATGCTCTCCGTGGTTCACCTGCATTCGGCAGCACCCAGGCACACGGCAGTCGTGCCCGGTGGGGCGCCGTGGTGGGTGCTCTCGAATGGAGGTTGAAAAAAGCCCGGCCGGAGCCGGGCGAAGAGGGGGAACGCTGCATGCGCAGCGGGGAGTGATCGGCGCGTGGGCGTCCCCTCTGGCTCCGTCCGCGCCACCAGCCGGCGGCGTTGCTCGTTGGCTCGCCTGCTTACGAGGCAGGTGCCTGACTCGGCTGCCGATCACTCTCCGCTGCGCCCTGGCCGCGCCAGGAGCAGGAAAGAGAAGGGCGCCGCCAAGCGCCCTGTTTCCACTTACATGCACCGCCCTATGTGAAAGCGGTTGGGTACAGGCTCGACCGCATGTTGGCGATCTGCCCTTGGGGCTGGGCTACATGTCGAGATCCTCCGTTGTGCGCGCCGTTGGACCGGCGGGCGCTCGCCGTGGGTTAAACGCCCGGCAATGGGCCAGGCGCCGAAGTCAGGAGATCGCGGTGCAGGCCCGCAACGCCACCGGCGCCGACTGGCCTTCGATCCAGATAACCGCCGCCCCGCCAAGCGACACGCTGGCTCGGCCGACGGTGCGGGTGCGCTGCGGTTCGGCCCCCCGGTACGGCCGGTACTCGATCAGCGCTGGCGCTGGGTGCTCTCGGTTCCAGGCCTCGACCAACTCCGCCGGCGGCACAGGGCGGACGTTGCCGATCTGCTGGTAGATCTCGGAGCGGTGGATGGCGACGTCGTCCGGGGCGGTGATGCCGAGGCGCACCTGGTCGCCTTGGCTGCCGAGGACAGTGACGGTGATGTTGTCGCCGATATGCAGGGTTTCGCCGGGGCGGCGGGTCAAGATCAACATGGCGTAACTCCGTTCGAGGGATTTCGAGAGCAACCGATCTATCTCGGTTCGCAGTGGTAGAGGGCGGTCGCCCGCATTGGAAACTGCAAGCGGGAGGGGGAAAGGGATTTATTTCAAATGAGAATTATGCTGCTGGTTTTTTGTTCTATGGGTGGTCTTGAGTATGACTACAATGAATCCCTGAGTTGGTGCGCATATATTGATGCAAACACAACAGGGAGGTTGTCGATATGGCGATTAGCTTCGAGCCGCTCGATGTTGAGGGCGTTGATTTTCGTGGGGTTGATGTTGTCGCTTATAAAGCACGGAAAGGTCGTGGAAGGTCGGGGGATATTGGTTTGGGAAAATGCTTTGGCGCAATAAGGTTGCTTGACAATAACAATGCTCGAATTGGAAAAGACCATAAGGCTTCAAGCACCCCTGCTGGATCAGCGGGGCTCCACAGCGAGCGGGTTGCCTTGGAGCGGTGCGTTAGGGCCAACTGGGAGCCTCCGCTTACCAACATAATGATACTTGGCATGCAGAATTCTCCTGGCCCTATCGGAAAAGAACTCTATGCACGGGGAGTCCGAACAATTATATGCTTTACGGAGCTCCCACCTTGTCCAGCCTGTTTGACGTGGTGGAAGGCGCTTGATAGTAAGTTTCACCCTGGTTCTATCAGATTGCAGTACTTTGGTTGGTTCGAAGACTACTATGGAGGCAAGACGCCAGAGGAAAGGATGGTCGATGACTCTGACGGAAATAATAGAAATGAGCATGCGATAGAGGCTTTCAAGTCCTATCGAGATTCGTTCGAGGCCCCTACCAGATAGTCCCAAATCAAGCATTGGCAAAACAGAATTTGGGGGCGAACCCGCTTTCAGCGTGGTCCCACTGCTCGTCTTTGTCGCTGGGGAAGTTGCTGCACGCCACGTTCAGGCCGGCTCGCAGTGGGATAAGGCAACGCAACCGGACACGCCGGCGAGCCAGACGACAGCGGTGTGCCCGCCTAGGATCTGGGCTTCAGTAGTGGTCCGGGTGCGCTTCGGCGCCGCGCCGCGATGGAACCGGTAGTCGACCTCGGTGCCGGCGGGGTATGCGGAATTCCAGGCAGCAACGGTCGCCGCCGGGTTGGCGTTTCGCTTCATCGGGTGTCTCCGGATAGATTGCGGTAAGGCTGGTGTGCAGTCCCCGGCGAACCGGGGCGGTGTTGATCAGCAGGGCCGCATCAGTAGTGATTCAGTTGTCCCATTCCGGACGCTCGCCGAGGCGACGCTTCTTTTCGGCGTTGAAGGCTTCGGCGATATCGAATGCGCACTCCACAAGCTCCTGAGGGTTGTTTGCGAGTTGGCAGTCACCAGCCAGGAGGCCAGCCAACGCCACGTTTGCAGTTGCTTCCATCTCGTCGTACTCGTTACGCGTCATTGTTGTTGCCCTCCAGGGCGTGTTGACTTCCCGTCTGGCCCTCGGTGGAGGGCCAGCCAGTGAAATCGGTGTTTCTCCCGCGTTCGCCTGCTGGGCTTCTACAACCCGCGGGTGGTGCTCATTGCTGTCATTCCCCTGACTGCGGCGCCGATTGCCGCACGGCACAGCCAGGTTCCTGCCCATTACCGCCGGGATGGCGGGGCGCATTGCTTTCCGGGTCATTCGCTCGGTTCGGTCTGGTCCTCGTCCGCCGCAGGTTCTTCCTGCGTTGCCCAGGCCCGCATTGCCTGAGCGCGGATCGCCGGTCGCCGGTAGAGGCAATGCGATCTGTTGTTGATTTCTTGCTGTCGGGTTGTTAAAGAGCGGTCGGCTCGGTGGCCTGGCCGGCGGTGTGTTGCTGGCGTTGAGAGAAAAGTAAGCCAATGCCTAATCTTTGTAAATAGCTAATGCCTAATTTTTAAGTTTGCGCACTAACTATCTATGGGGGAGCGAGGCCGGCTTGCAGATTTTTTCAACAGAAAACACTGTATGAATAAACAGTATTTGGAGGATAGCTGTGCAGAAGAACAACCAAGGGAAAGGGCAGGTCTCGCCAGTGGAGAAGGTGCGCCTACGGGTATCAGCAATGATCAGTAGCCCTCGGGCTCAGGCGGAGCGTCGGGCGTCAATTTGGAAGGCGCAGGGGGATTCGGAAGAGGCTTGGCAGCAGGTGATGGAGGAGTTGGCCGAAACCGATGGACTCGAGATGTCGTTGGGGGAGAATGGAGTGGTTACGCTCACCTGGGAGGCGGGAGACGAGGAGGGCGTTGAAGTGGTCGATGGGATTGAACTGGTGCAGGAGCTGGACATGATGGTACAGCGCCTTCACGAGAAGCGGATCTAGATTGAAGAAAAAGCCCGCGTTCTGCGGGCTTTTTGAGGTGTGGCGTCTTTTAACCGAGAGGTGGCGTCAGTAGGTCATAGGTCATGTTGATGCTGCCATTTCCATTGGCAATAGCCCAAATGCCCTGACCTGGGGGCACGTACAACGGATATTGTATCCCTACTGATGGGACGGGGGTGCCGATGAAAATCAAGCGCTTCGTGCTGTCACCGTATTCCGTCGGCGGAGCGGTGTCCGCAAATACCTGTACGCCGATGACGCCCGATGCGGAGTTTGCAAATAGAGTGCGGATGACCAAACCGTACAAGTTGTTTCCAGGTGCGACTATCTGCACAACAGTAGTGCCCACTGCTCGGTTGGCAAATAGAGTGCCGATGGGAGTGGGGTTTGCGAATTGTTTCATGTGCCCTCCTTGGAGTCCGTAAGTGGTAGGACCAAGCCGCGCTAGAGTCGAGGCGCGGCCTGTGCCGGACTGCTGTCTTTCCAGGCCGGCGGAGAGAATCTATCAAGGGTGGGGCGGGACGAAAAGCCCGCGGGTGGGAGGCTTCTACTGATCACCGATTGTATTGACTTCCCGTGATCCGTTTATAGCTTTCTGAAATTCCAGGCTCCCAGCACTTTGGCTTGGAAATGGACGTCCTCCATGCGGGCCTTCTGCGGCTCGAAGGACTTGTTGTCCGACACCAGCAGGTAGTGCTCGGCATCATGAATCTGCACCCGCTTCACGAACAGGTGCTGCAGCCAGGTGAAGACGTAGACGCCTTCCTCGACGAAGTCGGTGATGCCCACGTCGACGAGGATCGGGGACTTGTCCTCGATGGTGCCCAGCATGCTCTGGCCCCATCCGGTGATGATCTTGAGGTTGGTCGCATCGGTGTACTTCAGGCCGAGGTCATCCAACTGGACTTTGTCGACCACCAGATTCCTGACGAACTCACGGTACTCGGCCGGCACCTGGCCGCCACCCATGGCTGCGCGCACGTCGTACTGGGCGATCGAAATCGAATTTCCTTTCACCAGGGTGGTGCGGTTGAAGTCGGCGTGAATTACGTTCGATGTCGTCGATTGATCGCCATCGAAAGACTCGGCTACTGCCTGCGCGATTTTCTCCTTAGCTTCGCCGCTCAACCCTTTACCGTGGCGCTGGAGCATCTCCATCACCTTTTCCGCAGCCGATGAGCCAGGGCGCTGAGGCGAACTACCTGGCGCAATAAGCTCCGCCTCCTTTTCGCTCAACCCCCAGTGTTCTGCGCCAACGACGCCTGAGAAGAACGATATCAACTCGATCAGCTTCGCTTTATCGATCCTGCCGGTGTTGATCCATCCTTGGACAGAAGGGGGCTTCACGCCGAACTGCTCTGCGAGAGCCTTTTTCGACATTTTTTTGGCGAGTCTGGCGGCCTCAATAGCGGCGCCTAGTTGGGGTCCGGTAAGCATTGCCTAATTTAACGTCAGTTGTGGTATGGTTAGGCAATGGCTTGCCTGTAATTAGCTAATGCCTTACTCTTTTCTCCAACATTCCCCGGAGAAGAGACATGACTCCAGCAGAAGCAGTGCGCCAGGCCGCCGAGCTGTTGGGCAGTCGGGCCGAGTTGGCGCGAAAGCTCAATGTGAGAGCGCCCACCGTAAGTCAATGGTGTTCAGGCGTTCGACCAATCCCCGCGAAACGTGCAGTTGAGATCGAGGCGCTCACCGCTGGTCGGGTCCTCCGAAGCGAACTGTGCCCGTCGTTCCCATGGGGTGCGGCTGCCTGAACGCACCTTACTGGCCAGGAGCCGCCACGTCATGCGAAGCGAATCGCACACCCTGATTTCCACGCTGCTCGGCGTGGTGAACCAATGGCGCCGCCGAGAGGGGTGGAGCCGCGAGACCGTCGTCCAGCACATCGTGGAGGCGCACGAGCGCATCCAGGGAGCGCTGGTCACCGGCATCGTCTTCGACCCGCCAACGCGCGATACAACCGAGCGGATGAAGGTCAACGCCGACCGCGTGTTCCGCTGGCTCGACGACGGAACCAAGGACACCAACCTGGTGCCGGCGAACTTCGTACCCAGCATCCTCGCGGCGCTGCCGACTGACCTGAAAGTCCAGGCCCTGGGCGACATCCTGACGCCTCTGGGCGTATCGGTACGTCTGATCGGCGGCGATGCAGACCAGCGGCCGGAGGTGCTCTGCATGCTCCGGACGCTCATCAAGGAGAACGGTGAGGCGCAGCAGGCTGTTGCCAGCCTCGTCGACGGCGCTGATGACCAGGAACTGCAGGAGGCCCACCGGGAGCTCTCCGAATCCAGGGCGGCGACCGATGAGGCGCTGCGGATGATCGACCAGATGCGCCGGCCGCGCCTTGTTCAGGGGTAGCCGTGCCGTCCTTTCAGATCAACGACGAGGAGCGGGAGGCGCTCCGCGGCCTACCCATGCTTGCCCGCGAGATCTACGTGTTCGCCCTGCGCCCGTTCATGGACTTCGCAACAGGCGTTGTCGGAGAGCGGCGCGGGATCTCTTGGAAGTCGATTGCCGAGGAGCTCTACGTCGAGCCGCACCAGGGCATCAAGGGCGGGGAGCCCTCCGAAAAGGAACTGCGGCGGGCGCTGGTCTGGCTGCAGAAGGTGGGTCTGGTAGGCCCCAATCTGGCCGAAAGGCGCCTGATTTTTGAGTTACCGAAGGCTTCACGGGATCAATCCGTCCGAAAAAAAGTGGGCACTAAGTGGGCAGATGAAGCGGGCAGTTATGTGGAAGGGTCGGAGCCCAGTAATTACGCGGCTCTCCCGGAAAAAGAGGGCAGATATGTGGGAGGGGGTGAAAGTGAAAAAGTGGGCACACCTCCGGTATCCGGTATTCCTCCTACTACTCCACCGCGCGAGGACCCGCAGCCCGGACAACGATTCCCCATGCATGACGCCTGGCTACCCAGCGCCAGGGGCTGGCCCGCGACACTGACCCGTAACGGCATGAAGAACTACCAACTACGCGACGAGGATCTCCTCGAGTTCCGTAGCTACTGGATCAACCGCCCCGAGAAGTATCAGTCCCAGGGCCAGTGGGAACACGAACTTGCGCAGAACCTCCTCCGCAACCAGCGCTTCGACCAGAACAGGAGCAGCTATGGAAACCAAGCAGGAAACGCCGAAGGCCAAGCCGGCCATCGTGCCGCAAAGCGCGGCCTCTCACATCGACAGGGCCCTCGCTCAGCCGTCGACCGCGTCAACGCAATCGTCGCCGCCAACGAGGCTGCCCGACAGGCTGCTGGAACGCCTCTGGGTGAAGATGACCGAGATGTACGGGCACCGCTGGACGTCGAGTTTTGGCGACAACCCGAATCCTGACGGCGCCTGGGCTACGGTGCTCCAGGGGCTGACTGGCCAGCAACTGGCCCACGGACTCAACATGCTGACGTTCATGGGCAGCCGGTTCGATTGGCCGCCGGCGGCGCCGACATTCCGGGAGCTCTGCTTGAGCGTCCAGCCGGAGTCGCTCGGTCTGCCGGACCACGACACCGCGTTCCATCAGGCCCTGGCGTGCCGCTACCGCCACCAGGTGGTCAAGGCCGCCGCCGAGGCCACCGGCGTTTTCGATCTGCGCACCGGCGAGGTGAACGACGATCGCCTCCGCAAGCGCTTCGGGTTCCACTACGCAGAGATGGTCCGGCGGTGGGCGAACAACATCCCGCTGAGCCAGCCCGTCATCCACGCGATTGAGCATGACGCCGGGAAGAGCCTGCTGGACCTGGCCGAGGATGAAGCCGAGCAGCAGCTCCGCCGGCGGATGCAAGCCCAGGGCCTGGATGGGCTCAGTGGCGCCCAGGCGCGGGAACTGCTGCTGGCCAAGATGCGCCGGAAAGCGCCGGAGGTGCGCCGTGATGCATGACCTACGCCCGGTGATGTTCACCGTACCCGGCGAACCGGTGGGGAAGGGGAGACCGCGTATCGGTCGTGTCGGCGCCCACGCCAGGATGTTCACTCCGGCGAAGACGGCGAACTACGAGGGGCTGATCGCGCACAGCGGACAGCAGGCCATGGCAGGTCGCGCGCTGTTCGAGGGCCCAGTGCTGGTCGAGCTCGACATCGCGCTGAGCATCCCTCAATCGATGTCGAAAAAGCGGAAGTCGCTGGCTCTGGCCGGCGGCCTGTACCCCACCAAGAAGCCCGACATGGACAACGTGATCAAAGCGATCTACGACGGCCTGAACGGCGTGGTCTGGAAGGACGACGTCCAGGTCGTGAAGGCGGTGGTGGGGAAGCGCTACGGCGAAACGCCAGGCGTGCGAGTGAAGATCGTCCCTCTCCTCGAGGGCGAGCAGTGACTACAGGAAACTACAGGGGAGAGTCGAAATGAGACTGATCAGCGCGCGCCAGGCTTGGCATGACGCCTTCTACGAGAGTCGGAGCTCAGTGCTGGCGGTGGCGGCCGACAAGGCCGCGCTGGGCAAGAAGGGGCGGGTGGCCAACGAGACGCACCCCGACCGCAAGGACACCAATGGGCGTAGCGCCCACATGCTGGCCGCCGGCCTGGTGCAGGCTGCCATCCGCTCGCTGCCGAAGCCGCTGCAGCACTTCGGCCACACGCTGTACTCGCCGCTGGCCACCGGTAACGACGTGGCGATCGCTCACGGCCTGGTCTGGATCGGCGCCGGCCTCGGCCAACTGACCCAGCGCCAGGGCGAGCGGGCCTACTGGATGGCGCTGGCGGCGATCAACTCGCACAAGCGGGCGGTGAATGGCCGCGACACGCTGCGCCCGGGCGAGGTCTGCCTCTTCATCGAGGAGCGCCTCGGCTGCCGGATCGACCCCAGCCACTGGGCGCGGGACTATGCCAGTACCTGGGAGCGCCTGGCGCGCCACATCGACCGGCTCGACGCCCAGGCGCTGAGGCCGGTCGCCGAGGTGGTGGCGAAGCAGAGCGGCCTACGGAAGGGGCCGGGCTGGCGCTGGCATCAGGTTGACCGCGATACGGTGGCGGTGCAGCGCGCAGAGGCCTACGCCGAGCGCCGGGACCATCACCAGCAGCGCCTGGCCGAACGCCTGCGCGGGATGTCGGACCAGCAACTGGCGCGGTGGGCGGCGAGGATGAAGCGGTACGGGGAGGCATACCGGGAGGAGTGGGGCGAGGACATCCTGGAATGCCCCAGTGTCCATCAGCGCTACCATGACCGCGTGGCGGCCTACTGGGCCCAGCGGGAGCGCCTGAAACGGGTCGCTTGACGATTTGGCGAGCATTTGGGTATCGTTTTGCCATTGTGCACAGTTGCACCCAATCAACAGATTCCCCCGAAAACCCGGCCTTAGCGCCGGGTTTTTTCGTTTCGCCCCGGGAACGCAGTGCTACCAGCAGCACGTTTTACTTTCCACCCTCTGCAATGTGTATGGCCACGTCGATCGTGCCTTGGTGGAAGCCACTATTTGTCCCCGGGGCGGTTTGCTCTTGGATCTTCTTTTTGAAGGTCTCAACATCCAAGTTGCCTGAGTTCCGCAGCGCGGCGATCAGCGCGTTGAGGATTATCGACTGGCTGTTCGCGACTTCGTTGTTCATATCCACTCCTGTCGTTGTCCGCTGGAGTAGGCATTCTAGCGCTTAGGTTCGCGTCTAGGCTGATTCACCTCAGGAGTAATAGGTATGGCCGAGCCAAGTGGTGCGGTAGCAGCAGCCGGCGCCGTCGGGCTCACTGCCACCGCGATCATCCCCGGAGTCGACGTCAATGCTGTGATCGGCGGCTTCGCCGGCGCGCTGCTGTTCGTGCTCTGGGCTCACGACCTGACCATCGCAAGGCGTGTCGGTTACCTGCTGGCGTCCTGGGTGGGCGGCTACTACGCAGCCACCGAGGCTGTCGGGCGGGGCGCGACTCAGTTCTCCGGACTTCCCGCGCTGGTCACCGCCGCGCTGATCGTCACCATCCTGATCGGCGTGCTCGACTGGATGATCGGTGGCCGCGCGCCGGCATGGCTCCAGATCGTTCTGCAGCGCATCGTCGGCATGATCGGAGGCCGGAAAGATGGTTGACCTGGTGACCCTGGCGGCTGCGGCCGTCTGCGGCGCTATCAGTTGCCGCATCTTCACGTACCAGCGCCACGGTGCAACGTACCGGTTCGGCGTCTCGCTCTGCGCGTACATCCTCGCCGCTGGGACCGGCATGCAGGCGCTGTCGATCAGCTTGGCCGTGCTGATGGCGCGCCACGCAACGCCGATATCGCCATACCTGCTGGCGGTCCTGCTGGTGCTGCTGGTGCTGGTCTACCGCAACAAGGGCAACATCGCGCCTATCCTGAGGCTCAGTTGAGGTTCTGCGAGTATGAAGATCGTCGAATTTGGGCGTGAGTACTGGCGTGGCGCATCCCGCACTCTGAGCAAGATTGCAGACCAACTCGATAGTAACCAGTTGCCATTGTGCAGCGTCGGCGCTATGGCTATGCGTGATCCTGGAGTCCGGGTCGAAGTTCGCCTTCGGACCGGTAGCTGACGACCGGCGGTCTTCGGCTTTGTTCCGGCTGGCTGAGCAGAAGATTGACGTGCTGTTAGATGCAGGAGGAAAGTGTGCCGCAGGTGAGTACGGCATCCGCGTCTGTCGTGAAGCGCAGGGTCTGCTATCACTTGGATTGTCGAAAGTGTCGACCGATTGAGTGATGATCGGTTAGAAATACATTGGCGGCCAAGTGATATGATCTGCGCTCACTTGGAGGATTGATCATGACCTTTGGACTTCATGCCGAGAACTGCGGAAAGGTCGTTTTCGAGAGTGCTAAAGTAGGTGATTGTGACGTCGGGCTGTCATTGATGGATTGTAATGACGTAGAAATCAGGAAAGTCGTGTTTGAGCGGACCCCCACAGCTGTAAAGGCTAGAGGGGTGAAAAGACTCAAGGCCTCTGACATAACGCATGATCCGTCCATGGCAATATCACCGCTTGCTATTGCCGTAGCGGAGGCCATATATGCCAATGTTTGACCTGGAAGACGTTGGGCGCGCCAATCTTAAAAGATGCAAAACCAAAGACTCAGAACTCGTTCGCGGCAAGCGGATTGGAGTTCTCGACGCCAAAGATTGTGAGGCTGAAAAGCTGCGCGTCGCAGATGCAGCAATCTTTGAGCCTGGCAGACCACTTTGGAAGAAGGTGATTACCTGGTTTGTAGATCACGCAATGCAGATAGCGATCCCAGTGATAGCCGCCGGCATAGCCGCATATATGGGTTACTCATAACCGGTAGAGAGTCCGCGCCACGAAATCGTTAAGCGCCTTTTCGTGGCGCGGGAGTAGCCATGAGCAAAGTCACGCGAATTCGCCATGAGCTTCCGGTAAGCATGGATATCGTCCATGTGGTGGCAGAGTTCGATACGGCTTTGGTGAAAGCGATTGATGCTGCCAAGGAAGCCGGACTTCCGCACGGCGCTGGTTGGCCTGTTTCAAGGGCACGCGCACGCTGAGACGGACAAGATGGTAGCGCGGTAATATCCCCACTTCGTATAGGGCGGGGAGCCAAGCATGATTGAAGATCCGCGAGTGACTGCTTTAGATGACCATTACTACAAGGGAAGCCTAAATTTCGACCAGTTCGTGCTGGGGGCAACCCTGGCCGCATCTGCATACCTTGCGCAGACGCAGAGGTATGCACAGCTGGGCTGGAATGAAGAGACTCTGTTGCTCCTGCCGCTTCTGGTGCTTGTCCTGTCTGCGTGGCTAGGCTTCAAGAGAATCGCTTGGACAATCCACCTCTTAAAAATGAACGCTCGCTACCTTGAGCTATGTGCAGGAAACCCAGGCATAGATTTCTCGAAGGTCCTCGAAGCCACCAAAGAAATCGGCGACAAGACCGGGTTCTTCTATCGATGGCGTAACAGGACGATCTTCCTTGCTTTCGCGTGTCATATTGGCGTGAAGCTGGCCTCCACCTACCCGATATTCTGAGAGCTAGAGATGAGCAGGCCAATGCCGCCGGCTGACCTGCTCGACTCGCTCTGGCTGACCCTAGTACTAGCAATCCTGCTCGGTCTTGTGTGCCGCGCGCGGAGGAATCTGGCTGATATTGTGAGAGCTAAGGACGCTACCTAAAAGCCATGCTCAATGCGATACCGAGGGACTGGCTGGCAAAATCACCCAAAATTTTTAGTGTGCCCGCTTTAGATGCTTCGGCAATTCGTTCGCCTAAGGACGCTCCGCTAATTCCTGTAGGAGTAGCTTTTAAGCTTTCTAGTCCTTTAGGAGATAGAACGCATTTACAATACCGCATTGCAAACTCACTCTGTGTTCCTTCATGCCAAATGTAGTCGGCTTGAATTAGCCAATCCATTGTTGATCGGAAGAAGCCTTCAGATCTTGAGAAAGTGGTAAGCCAGTCATCCCCTTCTTTTTCCAAGATTTTCCTAACGCTGCCTTCGTTGAGGTCCTGTGGAAGAGGGAAGCTTAAGTAAAGCTCAGAAAATATGGCCCCTACTACGGCATTGAACGTATCAATGTTGGTGGGCGTTTGACTCATGCATTCTCTCCGTCGTTGTAGGTTTGTCGAGAAAATATTATAAGCTATTTTGTGAAGAGGCTTTATAAGTGGTGAAAGAAGATCGATATTTTAATGCTTTTTGGGAAATAATTTTCTAGGAAATTCTCATGGCGCTGACCAAAAAACAGCGCCTGTTCGTCGACGAGTACCTGATAGATCTCAACGCGACGCAGGCCGCGATCCGCGCAGGGTACAGCACCCGGCGCGCGACGGAGATCGGCTATCAACTGCTCCAGCGGCCGGAGGTCGCCCAGGCCATCCAGGCCGCCATGGCCGAGCGCTCGAAGCGCACCGAGGTCGAAGCCGACTATGTGATCCGCCGCCTGCGCGAGATCGACGAGATGGACGTGCTCGACATCCTCGAGGACGACGGATCGTTCCGGTCTATCCGCGACTGGCCCAGGGCCTGGCGCCAGTTCCTGTCCGGCATCGAGATCGCCGAGTTGTTCGAGGGCCGCGGAGACGACCGCCGCATCGCCGGCGTGCTCCGCAAGGTCAAATGGCCGGACAAGCTCCGCAACCTGGAACTGCTGAGTCGTCACGTCGGCACCGAGTCTGCCGCGCTCGACCTGGAGCTCAAGCGCCTGGATGTCGCGAAGAAGCGCGCCGAACTGAAGCTGCTGGAGAACCCAGAGGACGATGCGCCGCCGAGCAGCGTCGCGGTAACCATCATCGATGCGAGGGTGCGCGATGCCGACGCTTAATGTGCCGCAGGCGAAGTTCCTGGCGCTTCCGCACAAGTTCTGCGGCTTTGTCGCTGGGTTCGGCTCCGGTAAGACCTGGGTGGGCTGCTCAGGGCTCGCCCAGCACGCCTGGGAGTGGCCGCGCATCAACGCCGGCTACTTCGCGCCGACCTACGCCCAAATCCGCGACATCTTCTATCCGACGATGGAGGAGGTGGCTTTCGACTGGGGGCTGCGGACGAAGATCAACCAGGCGAACCACGAGGTTCACCTCTTCAGTGGTAGCGCCTACCGCACGACGATCATCTGCCGCTCCATGGAGAAGCCGCAGACCATCGTCGGCTTCAAGGTCGGCCGGTCCCTGGTGGACGAGCTCGACGTGTTGTCGCTGATTAAGGCCCAGCAGGCCTGGCGCAAGATCATCGCGCGGATGCGCTACAAGGTGGACGGCCTGCGCAACCGTGTCGACGTCACCACCACCCCGGAAGGCTTCAAGTTCGTCTTCCAGCAGTTCGTGAAGCAGTTGCGCGAGAAGCCGCACTTGCAGGACCTGTATGGCCTGGTCCAGGCCAGCACCTACGACAACGAGGCGAACCTGCCGGACGACTACATCGATTCGCTGATGGATTCGTACCCGCCGCAACTGATCGCGGCGTATCTGCGCGGCCAGTTCGTCAACCTGACGTCGGGCACCATCTACACCGCCTACGACCGCACTCTCAACGCCTCGCCCGAGACGGTTCAGCCAGGCGAGCCGATATACGTGGGTATGGACTTCAACGTCGGCAAGATGGCCGCCGTCGTGCATGTGAAGCGCCTGGGCCTGCCGCACGCGGTCGACGAGATCGTCAACGGGTACGACACCCCGGACATGATCCGCCAGATCAAGGAGCGGTTCTGGCTGTACGCCGACGGCGAATATCGCCCTACACGTCAGATCAGGATCTACCCCGACGCCTCCGGCGACTCGCGCAAATCGGTACGGGCCAGCGAGACCGACATCGCGCTGCTCAAGCAGGCCGGCTTTATCGTCTCGGCGCCCACAGCCAACCCGCCGGTCAAGGACCGGATCAACTCCATGAACGCCATGTTCTGCAACGCCAAGGGCGAGCGCCGGTATCGGGTCAACCCCGACCGGTGCCCGACCTATGCCGACGCCCTGGAACAGCAGGTGTGGGGCACAAACGGCGAGCCGGACAAGTCGGCCGACATCGACCACCCCAACGATGCGGCGGGCTACTTCATTCACAAGGAATTCCCGGTCGAGCGACCTGCGGCCGTTGTTACCACCCTGAGGTTCTGACCATGAGCGATTCCGTTTGCCAGTGCTGCGCTGCTGTCGAGGAGATGCGCGAGCACTGGAAGCTCATCGATTGCATCAAGGGCGGCACCTCGGCCATGCGCGAGGCGGGGGAGGCGTATCTGCCCAAGCGGCAGCTCGAGACGAGGGAGGATTATGAAGCGCGGCTGAAGCTGGCGACGCTGCACCCCGCGTTCGAGGAAACGGTCGGCGCCATGGTGGGGCGAGTGTTTGCGAAGCCGGTCGTGATCGGCGATGACGTGCCGCAGGAGATCGCCGACCTGCTGACCGACGTGGATACGGAGGGACGTGACCTGCAAGTGTTCGCCCAAGACTGGTTCCGCGGCGGGCTGGAGTATGGCCTGAAGTTCGCCCTGGTCGAGATACCGCAACGGCCAGAGGATCTGCCGAACACACGGCAGGCCGAGCAACAAGCCGGCTTCAGGCCCTACGGGGTGCTGATCGAGCCTGGCCAGGTGCTGGGGTGGAAGACCGGCAAGGTTGCTGGTGTCGACAGCCTGACCCAGTTCCGCTTCCGGACGTGCCGGGTGGAGGAGGTGGACGAGTTCACCGACGAAACCGTTGAGCAGATCCGCGTGATCGAGCCCCACCGGCATCGCGTGTTCGAGGAGGGTAAGGACGGGTGGGAGATGGTGTCGGACACCCCAAACACGCTCGGCTTCATCCCCTTGGTGCCGTATTACACCGCGCGTACCGGGTTCCTCACGGCAAAGCCACCGCTGCTCGAACTCGCCCACCTGGTGGCGAAGCACTGGTGGCTCCAGTCCTCCCTGGACAGTCTGGTTGATGTCGCCTGCGTGCCGATCCTGGTGATGACTGGCGTTGACTCCGGCGACGAACTGGCCATCGGCGCGCGCTCCGCGGTGAAGTTGCCTCGGGAAGCCGACATGAAGTACGTCGAGCACACCGGCGCCGCCATCAAGACCGCGCGGGAACAGCTTGACTCACTGCAAGAGGAGATGCGGCAGGCCGGTGCGAAGCTGGTGGAGAAGTCCACCCAGGTCATGACGGCGAAGCAGTCTGGCGAGGAGTCGGCGAAGGAGACCAGCAAACTGGCGATGATGTGCCAGGGTCTGCAGGACAGCCTGGTGCTGTTCTTATCGTACTTCTCCCTCGCACTGAACAACCGCGCCGAGGGCGGCACCGTGCAGCTCCAGCCGAATCTCGACCCGGATTATGCTCCGGCCGAGACCATGGGTGTGCTGCAGCGCATGCGTGACGGCGGCTCGTTGTCAGACCAGACCCTGTTCAACGAGGCCCAGCGCCGCGGCATGCTTGCCGAGGACCTGGACTGGGAGTCGGAGCAGGAGCGGATCCGCAACCAGGAGCCTGCGATATGACTCGCTTGGAGGTGCTGCTGGCGGAGTTGTATACCGACCATGGTATCGACCTGATCAGGAGCACGGCGGGTATGTCGAAGGAAGTCGAGGAGAAGATCACCGAACTCGCCGAGGAGTTGGTGAAGCTGCTGCAGGGCCGTCGGTTGCCGCTGAAGAACGTAAAGGAGGTCAACGCGATCCTCGACGAGGCGGCCAAGGCAATCAAGGCGCAGTACACCGAGATCGCTGCGGCACATGATGCCAACCTGCGGCAACTCGCGGTCATCGAAGGAGGCTTCGCGTCGAGCTCAGTCAACAGTCTGGTGAGCCGGCCAATCATGCTCGGCGTCGGCAAGAACCGACTCAGCGCCGTGGTTGCGAAAACGCTCATCGAGGGCGCGCCTACCAAGCAGTGGTGGCTCAAGCAGGCTGCGGATGTGTCGTTCCGGTTCGCCGGTGTGGTGCGCAATGGCTTCGTGAATGGCGAGACCACGGAGCAGATGGTCACCCAGATCGTCGGCCGCCGGGCTCGGGGCGACCAACCGCCGGTGAAGGGCTTCATGGATGTCAGCAAGCGCGCGGCTCGGACCTTGGTCCACAACAGCGCCCAAGCGGTGGCCAATGGCGCCAGGATGGAGGTCTACAAGGCCAATTCTGGCGAGAATGGACCGGTGAAAGGGTATCGCCAGCTCAGCACCTTGGACTCGCACACCACGGAAATCTGCATGGTCTACGACCAGAAGACATGGGATCTGCAGTTCAGGCCTGTGGGGCACTCGTTGCCGTACAAGCAAGGTTGCCCGCGGCACTGGGGGTGTCGCAGTACCACTCTGCCTTGGCTCAAGACGATGCGTGAGCTAGGTATCGACGTCGACGAGGTGAAGAGCACCCGGGCGTCGATGGACGGCCAGGTGCCGGCCAGTCTGAACTTCGAGACATGGCTCAAGGGTAAGTCAAAGGCCTTCCAGGACGAGAAGCTGGGGACCGGCCGCGCCGACCTCTGGCGCCGAGGCGTCATCACCTTGAGCGACCTGTTGGACCAGCGGGGCAACCCGCTGAGCCTGGCGCAACTCAAGTCGCTGTACGCGCCCGACTGATCTGATCACCAATTCGTGTAGGCCCCGGCAATGTCCGGGGCTTTTTTATGCCTGCGTTTCGGATGGAGCGGGGCGCCTTCCGGGCCGGATGGCCCATCGCAATGGCCGGATGGCCGGAGAAAGACGAGATGAAACTGAAGACTGTCGAAGTCGATGGCAAGCAATACGCCGAGGTCCAGGATGGCAAGCCGGTCTACTTGGAGGATGACGGCAAGGAGATCGCTTTCGATGCGATCGGTACCCGAGCCACCATCACCCGCTTGAACGGAGAGGCCAAGCAGCACCGCGAGCGGGCGGAGAAGGCCGAGAAGATCGCAAAAGACTTCGAAGGCATCGAGGACCCGGCCGCAGCGCGCAAAGCCCTGGAAACCGTCGCCAATCTCGACGCGAAGAAGCTGGTGGATGCCGGCGAGATCGAGAAGGTGAAGGCTGAAATCGGCAAGGCCTACGACACCAAGCTGACCGAGGCCACCACGCGCGCGGAGCAGTTGGAGCAGCAGCTCTACGCCGAGAAGATCGGCGGCAGCTTCTCCCGCTCGAAGTTCGTGGCAGACCGCCTGGCTGTTCCGGCCGACATGGTGCAGTCCGTGTTCGGCAAGCACCTGAAGATCGAGGACGGCAATGTCGTGGCCTACGACGCCCACGGCAACAAGCTGTACAGCAAGGCCCGTCCCGGCGAGGCCGCCGACTTCGATGAAGCGCTGGAGATTCTCGTCGACCAGTACCCCTACCGCGACCAGATCCTGAAGGGCTCTGGCCACTCCGGCGGCGGAACGCCCCCGGGCGGCAAGCCCTCCGGCAGCACGGCCAAGTCGCTCGCCGACTGCAAGACCGAGGCCGAGAAGGTCGCCTACCTCGAAACGATCAAGTAAGGAGGCCACATGGCTTTCGATCTCGCTGTATTCAACAAGCAGACATACACGGCTCTGACCGAAACCGTCGCCCAGGCGATCGACAAATTCAACCAGGCATCCGCCGGCACCATCGTTCTGCAGAACGCGCCGGCGCAGGGCGACTTCGACATCAAGGCCAGCTTCAAGCTGATCGCCAATCTGGTGCGCCGCCGCAACGTCTACGGCAACGGCGACGTGGCTGCGACTCGTCTGACGCAGTTGCTCAACGCCGCGGTGAAGGTCGCCGCCGGCACGCCACCGATCGAGTATGAGGCGGCCCAATACAACTGGGTGTTGCAGAACCCGGCGTTGGCGGCCCTGACCATCGGTGAGCAACTGGGTAAAGCACGGGTCGCGGACATGCTGAACACCGCCATCCGCGGCGCAGTGGCTGCAATCAGCGGTCACTCCGACGCGACCCATGGCAGCGCCACCGAGACCGCAACCTTCCGCACCCTGAACAAGGCGGCGTTCAAGTTCGGCGACCGCGCCAACGCCATCGCGGCCTGGGTGTTCCATTCCAGCGTGGTCAGCGATCTCTACGACAATGCTCTTGCGAACGCCGAGAACCTGTTCACCTACGACGGCGTGAACGTGATGCGCGACCCGTTCGGCCGTCTGTTCGTGGTGACCGACGCCGACTCGCTGATCGTGCCGGCTGGCGCCGACCCCGAGGCCAACCCAGCTTCGTTCCGTTCTCTGGGCCTGGTGCAGAGCTCGGTGCTGGTGACCGGCAACAACGACTTCGACGCTGTTCTGAACCGCACTACCGGCAAGGAGAACCTGGGTTCGGTCTACCAGGCCGAATGGAGCTACAACCTGGGCGTGCTCGGTTACACCTGGAAGACCGGTACGGGCGGCGCTTCGCCGAACGATACCGCGATCGGCACCGCGGCGAACTGGGAGCGCACCGCCACCAGCGTCAAAGACACCGCCGGCGTTCTGGTGCTGAGCAAGTAGCCGCAGAGGGGCCGCCAGGCCCCCTTTTCATGAGGTGGACAATGACCAAGAAGATTCTGTGGTTCGTAGCTGGCCCGGCGACCTCGGACCAGATGGAGTTCGCCCAGCGCAATGGGCTGACGATTCGGGATCCGCTCGCCTATCGCCAGGGTGACTTCCTCGAACAGGCCGATGCGGTGGCCGGCGAGGTGCCGCGGGCATACTCGGTGGCCTACGACCTGATCGAACTGCAAACCAACGGTGCTGCGAAGGCTCCGGGCATCCATGACGGCGAGCCCACCCTCGACGAAATCAAGGCTGACCTGAAGGCCCTCGGCGTCGCGTTCGATGGGCGTGCAGGCAAGGCTGCGTTGGCGAAACTGCTCGCCGAGGCGAAGGCGGCCCAGGAGCCCTCGCAGTTGAACGACGAGCAGGTGCTGGCGCGTCTCGTTGAACTGGGTGTCGAGGTGCCGGAAGGCGCCACGTCCGATTCGCTGCGCGAGCTCCTGAAGGCGACCGAGGAGAAAGCCAATGGCGGTGGTGACTGAGGGTGACAGCGCCAACAGTTACGTCTCCGTCGACGAGGCTACCGAGTATCACGCTCAGCGCGGCAATGCTGCCTGGGCGTCGGCCTCCAATGACAGCCGCTCCTCGGCACTGATCAGGGCGACCGACTACATCGACCGCAGCTATCAATTCCGAGGCTCGAAGGTCGACCCGGACCAGCCGCTGGAGTTTCCACGCACCGGCCTGGCCTGGCCGAACCGGAAGCTGCAGGCCGCAACGTGCGAACTGGCCGTGCTGGCGCTCGACGGGCCGCTGGACACGGTACAGCAGGCCTCCGCTGTGAAGTCCGAGACGGTGGGGCCCCTCACCACGGTCTACGCCGATCCGGTGAACCAGGGGCAGCCGCGCTACGTTGCAGTGGATCGGCTTCTGGAGGCGCTGACAGTCGGCGGCGGCATGTTCAACGTCAGGGTGTCGAGGATGAGCTGATGGCTGATATCTACGACCGTTCCCGGGCGATGGCCATTGGTATGCTGGCACCGCGGAGTAAGGGCGGTAAGGGGCTTGAGCTACGCCTGACCAAGTTCGAGCAGGGCGAGTACGACCCAGCGACCGGTGGAAGCCCAACCATCGAGCGCCGCTTCGATGGTTCCGGCATGCGCCAGGACTACGATGTGCGGGCTATCGACGGTTCGCTGATCCAACAGGGCGATGTCGAGATCATTCTGTCGCCGGTGCAGATCGGCGGGCAGGACATGCCGGCGCCGAGGAACGGCGACCGTATCGAGTTCGACGGCGAGGCCTTCAAGGTGGTGACTGCGAAAGCCTGGAATTATGCCGGCCTGGACATCGGCTTCGTCGCGCAAGCGAGGAGGTAGCGCATGGCCCGTGGCTCTCGCATGCGTCAACGCTACTCGGGGCGCCAGGGCAGCTTCGCTGCAGCGGTGGCGCAGTTCCGCGACCAGGCCTTGGCTGCCGGCGATGCGATCTACCAGCGGATCATGTTGGACCTGTCGGTCAAGGTGATCGAGAAATCTCCAGTCGGTGACCCGGAGCGGTGGGCCGCGAACGTCGCCTACCGCCAGCGAGCGAGTGCTGCGGCGGACCGCTACGACGAGAACGTTGCGATTCGCAACACCCTGATCAACCTGAATCCGAGCAACTTCACCAGGAACGGGAAGCTACGTCGAGGCGTGAAGCACGCGAAGCCGCTGACCAAGGCGGAGCGTGACCAGAACTTCGACGTCAACGGGATGGTGGTCGGGCGCGGGTATGTTGGCGGGCGCTTTCGGGCCAACTGGCAGTTCAGCATTGGCACGGCCGCGCAGGGGGAGATTGATGACGTCGACCCGACTGGCAGCAAGGCAATTTCTGCAGTGACCGCTGGGGTCCAGCCGCTGAAGCTCGGTGATACCGCCTACCTGGTGAATAACCTGCCGTATGCGGTACCGCTGGAGTACGGGCACTCCAGCCAGGCGCCGGCTGGCATGGTCCGGGTGACCATCGCCGAATTCCAGCAGATTGTGGAGGCCGCCGTCAGGGCGAACCAGGTATGAGTCACGAGATCATTCAGCAACTGTTCGAGGCTCGCCTGGACGTCTGGGCGAAGGCCAAGGGAATCCCGGTCGCGTACCCGAATGTGGCGTTCGAACCGACGCCGGGTGCCATCTATCTGCGCTGCTTCACGCTGCCCGCTGGCAGTACCAGTAGCGACTTGGGCGGCTACCACCGGGGCTTCACCGGTGTGTTCCAGATCAGCATCGTGGTCCCTGGTGGGCAGGGCACCGGCGTTGCCGCAGACATCATCGCCGGGTTGGGTCAGCAGTTCCCTCTCTACAGCGAGTTGTCCCGCCCCGGTTTCTCTGTGCAGGTGGTGAGCCCCCCAGCGCCGGGACCCTGGATATCGGGGGACATCGCCGATACCAAGCCAGTCTCCATCGGCTATCGCGCCGACATCTTCTGATCGCCCGCATGGGCACACCAGCACCCGCCATGAGCGGGTTTTTTCATTTCCACACGAGGAAAACTCCATGTCCGCAAGCCTCCCCAACGGCGCGCTGCTGGCCATTGCTGCCACCTACGGCCCGGCTATTCCGGTTACCGCTGTCTCCAACGCCAAGCCAGCGGTTGCTACCGCAGATGCTCACGGCCTGCTGGTCGGTGACGTCGTGTCGCTGGTGTCCGGCTGGACCGGCCTGAACGGCCGAGCCGTCAAGGTCGCAGCTTCCACCGAGGACACCTTCTCCCTGGGCAATATCGATACCACGGATGTGATCCGCTACCCGGCCGGTGGCGGCATCGGTTCGGCGAAGAAGGTCCTCACCTGGCAGCAGATCCAGCAGGTGATGAACCCGACCACCTCCGGCGGCGAGCAGCAGTTCGTCCAGTACCAGTACCTCGAGGACGATGACCAGCGCCAGTTGCCTACCTTCCGCAACGCGCAGTCGTTCTCGATGCCGATCGCCGACGACCCCAACTTGCCGCAGTGGGCGGTGATTGAGGCGGCGGACCAGAGTAAGGCGCTGCAGGTTATCCGCCTGACGCTGCGCAACGGATCGGAGGTTTTCTACAACGGCTACGTCTCGGTCAGCGACACTCCGACCCTGAACGTCAACGAAATCATGACCCGGACCCTGACCATCGCTCTCGATGGCCGCCCGGTTCGCTACAACCCGGCCCCCTAAGGAACCGTCATGGCGAAGAAGTTCAGCATCGCGCAGGCGCCTACCTTCGAATCCAGTGTGGAGATTCCCCGCCTCGGCGGGGAGTCCATCAAGGTGCCATTCACCTTCAAGTACCTGGATCGTGAAGCGCTGGCCGACCTTTACAGCAGTTGGGGAGAGCGGTTCAAGCGCTTGGTCGAGGAGACTCGCGAGCAGTCTCTGGAAGCGTTCACCACGGCTCAGATCGACCTCCAGGTCGAGCAGGTACAAGCCGTTGTGGCCGGGTGGGGGTTCGACGAGGCGTTCACCGAGGCCAACGTCCGGCTGCTGGTGTCCTCCCTCGTCAGCGTGCCGGAGGTCATCCTCGAGGCCTACCGGAGCGCCTACAGCAGAGGGCGCTTGGGAAACTGAAGCGCGCCGCACAAGAACTCTATCGGCCTGCAGCCAGCGCCCAGGAGCTGGCGCAGTTCGGATTGTCGCCGGATGACTTCGACGAAAGCGACGAGCAGATGGAACTCTGGCCCTGCAACTGGACGGCCTTCATCGTCTTCGAGGCGATGAGTACCCAGTGGCGGGCCGGCATGTGTGGCGCAACAGGCCTGGACTACACCGCTTTGCCGGTGGTGATGCAGATGTGCGGCGTAGCCGCTGGTGAGCAAGCCGCGGTGTTCGCAGATATCCGGGTAATGGAAGACGCCGCTCTGCGGACCTTCCGCGAGCAGAGGGAGTCGGGATGAGCAATTTCGCCGAACTGGGCATCAAGGTCGATTCGAGCCCGGCCGCCAAGGCGGCCGAGGACCTCGACAAGCTGGTCGACTCCGCCGACCAGGCCGAACAGGCCATCGACAACCTGTCCGACGCCAGCAAGGGCCTCGAGCAGGCCACCAAGGGAGTATCGCGCGCGGAGGAGGACGCTGCCCGCAGTGTCGACAAGGCGGCCGGTGCGCGTGAACGCCAGGCTGCTGCCAGCCGGAAGGTATACGACAGTGCCGCTGGCGAGATATCCATCATCAGCCAGTTGGAACGGGCGCTCTCCGGCAACGTCGCCAACATCGATGATCTGATTCGCGCCGAGAGCTTACTCGAGCGGGCGCGCAAGGCCGGCCTGACCACGCTGCAGGACGAGGCGCAATATCAGGATCGCCTGGGTGCGGCCTATGACCGGTTGCAGAAGGCGGAAACCAAGGAGGCCGCCGAGAAGCAGCGCCTGGTTGCGGCGCAGAACCGTCAGATCGAAGCGATGCAACGCACGGTCAACAGCATTGATCCGGTGACCGCCGCGTTGGCTAGGCTTGAGAAGCAGGAAGCCGCGTTGCGTGGGCTGCGCGCCGCCGGCGGGCTGGATGACGCCGGGCTGGCCGCCGGCCTGGAGAAGATCGCGGCGAAGCGGCGGGACATCGAAGGGACCGGCGGCGCGATCAACAAGCTCGGGCTGACCAGCAAGGAAGCGCGCGAGAACGTGCTGCAGTTGGGTAACGCCCTCTCAACCGGTAACTGGCGGGTCGCCGCCCACAACATCGCCGAGATAGGTGTGAACGCCGGCGGCGCCGCGTCTGGTGTGGTTGGTGTCTTGGCACCAATTGGGCTGCTGGCAGCGGCGATCGGTGGCCTGAGCGTCGCTTATCTTACTGGACAGCACCAAGCTGATGATTTCAACAAGGCGATCATCAGCACTGGCAATGCCTCTGGACTGACAGCTCAGCAACTGACCGACATGCTCGGCCGACTTGGCAAAAGCGGAAACTTCTCAGAGGCGTCTGAGGCCCTTCTGGCGCTGGTTCGGTCAGGGCGGCAAGTAGGAAGCGCTTTCGAGGATGTCGCGCGCGCGGCTACGGAGATGTCTGCCGTAACCGGGCGGAGCGCTGGGGACATCGCAACTGAACTGGCGGGTGCCAAGGGTAAGGTTGCGGATTTGGCGGCTGAATACAACCGCCAGTACCACTTCATGAACGTCGACACCTTCGCTCAAATCGAAGCTCTGGAGCGGCAGGGGCGTTCAATGGATGCCCTGAAGCTGCTTGCAGGGACGCTGGCCTCGGAGATGAGCGCTCGAAACCGAGAGATTGAGGCGTCGACCCGCGGAATAGTAAAAGCCTGGGACGATGCGACGAAAGCTGTAAAACGGTATTGGCAGGAGCTGAAAAGCCGGACCGCTGCAGATCCGGAGACATTCAAGCTTCAGGTTTTGCAGGGCCAACTGGAGGACTCACGGAAGCTCCCGGATTCCACGCTGAACCGGAAGAACATTGAGTTCCTCGAAAAAGAGATTGCCTTGCTTCAGAAGCGGATCAGCGTCCGTGAGGAAGGGCGACGGGCTCAGGCAGAAGGTCAAGAGGACCAAGATAGCTTCATCCAGGCTAGCAAGGACCTGAATGCTCAGCTTGATAACGTATCGCCTGCGAAGAAGCGGGCAGCAGCCATTCGCGAGCTCAATGCGCAGTTTCTTGAGCTGCTGAAATCATCGGAACGGCTTGGTAAGAGGAGCCCTCTGCTCGAGGGGGTTCAGTACGATGGGCGTTCTTTCTCTGGCGGTTCGTACGACCAACTGCGCAAGGGGATTGAGGAGCGCCTGAAGGACCAGAAGGGCTCCGCCGGTTCGGTGGACCTACGCGCGGCCAACGCCGCGAAGAACAGCTTGGCCGAGATCACCGCGACCTACCGTAACGCGCAAAAGGAATTGGAGGCATCCCAACGCGCAGGCGTGATCAGCGCGGAAAGCTACGCGCAGCAGCGGATCTCGATCATCCAGCAGGAGCGGGATGAGGTCACCCATGCCTACGAGCGCGAAATCGCAGCGCTGGAGGCTGCCAGGGCGAAGCAAGGAACGTCGGCAGCCCAGCGAATCCAACTCGACCAGAAGATCGCCGACTCCAAGACGGCGCTGGTCAAGGCGCAGCAGGACGCTGATTCACAGCTCAACCAGATCGAACTCAGCGAGCAGGGGCGGCTACGGCGACAGGAGCAGTCAGTGCAGCGCTATACGCAGGCGCTGCAGGCGCAGGTCGATGCGTTGCGCCTGGAGGGCGAGCGCGCTGCGGCCGGTGTCAGCATGGGCGGACGAGAGCGGTCCCGCTTCGAGCAGTTGAACAGTCTCGACGACCGCTACAACCAGCAACTGATGGACCTGGAGAACCAGCGTTCCGATCCCAGTCGGCAAATGTCGGACGAGGAGTACGAGAAACGTCTGGCTGCGCTCAGAAAGGCGCATCAGGACCTGCGAGACACCGTGGTCAGCAACTACGACCAGATGACCGCTGCCCAGTCAGACTGGAGCAACGGAGCGAGCGGAGCCTGGAACGACTATCTCGAAAGCGCCAGGAATGTTGCTGGGCAGACGCATGATCTGTTCACCAACGCCTTCCGCGCCATGGAGGATGCAGTCGCTACCTTCGCCACGACCGGCAAGTTGTCGTTCTCCGACTTCGCCAAGAGCATCCTGGCCGACATGGCGCGGATAGCAACGCGCGCCGCTGCCTCGCAGGCCCTTTCGTCCCTCTTCGGCGGATTCTTCGGCGGTGGAAACGCTGCCGCGCAGTCTGGTGTCGACAACCTGATGAGCAACAGCGGGCTGTTCGCCAACGGTGGTGCGTTCGCCGGCGGGGTGCAGATGTTCGCCACCGGCGGGGCCTTCACCAACAGCGTGGTCAGCACGCCAACCGCGTTCGGCATGAGCGGCGGCCGCCTGGGTGTGATGGGCGAAGCGGGGCCAGAGGCAGTGATGCCGCTGACCAGAACCTCATCCGGCGCCCTCGGTGTGCGCGCTATGGGCGGCGGCGGTTCGCAGATCAACGTCGAGGTGAACATTGCCTCGGATGGTTCGGCCAACGTCTCCAGCAGCCAGCCTGGCCTGGACCAGTTCGGTCGCGACATCGGGACGTTCGTCGAGCAGAAATACCGACAACTCCTGGCGCGGGATCTGCGGCGTGACGGTGCGATCGGCCGGGCCATCAACGGGTAGAGCACATGGCAATCGAAACCTTCACTTGGGCCACCGAGAGCGGTGGCGAGGGCGACATAACCTTCGCCACCAGGTCCGCGCAATTCGGTGACGGCTACAAGCAGTTGGTGAGCGAAGGTCTGAACAGCAAGTCCCAGAGCTGGCCGGTGTCCATCACCGGGCCGGCGGCGACCATCAAGGCCGTGATGGACTTCCTGGACCGCCACACCGGAGCGCGTGCATTTCTCTGGACGCCGCCCCTGGGCGGCCTGGGCTTCTACACCTGTGCGGGCTACCGGCCCGTCAACCTCGGCGGCCGGGTCTACCGGCTGACCGCGACCTTTGAACAGGCATTCCATCCATGACACTGATCACCGATATCCAGAAGCTGGAGCCGGGCGGCGAGGTCGTGCTGTTCGAGCTCGACGGCAGCGACTTCGGCGCCGACGTGGTCCGGTTCCACGGTCACGCTATCCCGCACAGTCCGCAGGAACTGGCCGCTGCCGGCGCCAACGCCGACCAGTTGCCGGCGAAATCGATCTGGTGGCAGGGACACGAATACGCGGCCTGGCCCGTGCAGATCGAGGGCATCGAGGCCAACAGCGATGGTACTGCGGCGCGGCCGAGCTTCACCGCCGGCAACGTCAATGGCCGGATTACGGCGCTCTGTCTGGCGTTCGAGGACCTGCTCCAGTTCCGCCTCACCATCCGGACGACGCTGGCGAAATACCTGGACGCGGCGAACTTCCCAGGCGGCAATCCCGACGCTGATCCCTCCCAGGAGATCGTCGAAATCTGGTACTTGGACCAGAAAACCAACGAGGACGGCCAGTACGTGGCTTGGGAACTGGCCTCGCCAGGCGACGTTGGCGGCGAGCAGGTCGGCCGGCAGATGACCACCCTGTGCCACTGGGCGATGACGGGCGGGTACCGCGGACCCGACTGCGGCTACACCGGCCCGTACTTCGACATCGACGGCAACCCCACCGATGACCCAGCCCGGGACGAGTGTGATGGCTGCCTGGGCACCGGTTGCATCCCGCGCTTCGGTGAAGGCAACCAACTGCCCTTCGGCGGCTTCCCTGCCGTCTCGATCATCGCCAGGAGCTGACCATGCTCAAGCACATCCTGTTTGCCGTGCAGAAGCACGCTGCGGCAGAGTATCCGCGCGAGTGCTGCGGACTGATCATCCGTTCTGGCCGGAGCCAGCGATACGTTCCCTGCGAAAACACCTCTGCCGACGCCGGCGAGGAGTTCCGCATCGCACCGGAGGCGTATGCAGAGGCAGAGGATCAGGGAGAGATCGTTGCCGTGGTGCACAGCCACCCCGACGCCACCAGCCGACCGAGTGCCGCAGATTTCGCGATGTGCAACGCCTCGGGCCTGACATGGCACATCCTGAGCTGGCCGGAGGGTGACCTGCGTACCATCGAGCCCGTCGACCAGGTGCCGCTGCTCGGGCGCGCCTTCGTGCATGGGGTGCAGGACTGCTGGCAGGTCTGCTCGGACTGGTACCAGAGGGAGTGGGGCATCGAGTTCCCGCACTTCGAGCGTGCCGATGGCTGGTGGGAGCGGGCAGACGGTCCGAGCCTCTACGAGCAGCAGTTCGAGGCTGCAGGATTCGTCCGGGTGGATCGGCCGCAGCGCGGCGACATGATCGTGATGGCGGTGGGGCGCACCGCGCATCCGAACCACGCCGGGATCTACCTGGCGGACGACCCATCACTACCTAGCGAGGATGTGCAGCACTTCGGCCCTGGCCCCTTCCTGCTGCACCACCTCTACGGCAGGCGATCAGAAATTATCGTGTTCGGCGGGCCATGGCTCGACCGGACACGCCTTGTGTTGCGTCATCGGGACGCAAAATGAAGCGGCTTAGCCGCAGGAGGCAATGATGCAAGCAGAACAGCAGATTGTTTTGAAGTGCCTGGACTCGATGGCGTTGTCCTTGGCTGACCACGGCCATCACTGGACCACCGAACAGCGCCAGGCATACGAGGCGAGCGTGGCCTACCTCACTTCTGACGGTTGTAAGGAGACTGATTCGTCGGTTTCAGGCTGATCTTTTCCTCTGCGGCTTTGGCGTAGATCGAATCCTCAGACCGTCCCAGCTTGAGGCCTATCACGCGGGTAGGGGTATTTTCCTTCGCTAGCTTCTTGAGCGCATCGACATCGGCCTTCGTCCAAGCCTTCCCTGCATTCTCGGGTTGCTTCGCCATGTGACCTCCCAGGTCGTCGAGCCCCAGTCCATGGGCTTTCCGGCAATGGACCGGGGCGTTTCATTGGAGGCACAACGCTACTACGCCTGGATCCAATCCCGTTACTGGGTTTGTGTCCAGGGTGGATGGGTGGACAGTATGGGCCTTAGTGTTTGGGGGCGCTACTCTCGGATCCCAATCCATTGATCGATAGGTAAACGTTGTGCCTGAGAAGGGAATCAGAAATCGATATTCGCAAGCGCCATTCCAGATATTGATGTATGACGATCAAGGGATGACTTCGACGGGGTCCGCGTTTTTTTATGAGTTTAATGCAGAGCTCTTTTTAATAACTAACTGGCATAATGTTAGTGGGAGGCACTTTCTGACCAAGGAGCCTCTTTCTGGAAGGTTTCCAGTTTCTATTGAAATAAAGCTCGCGACTTATATTCCGCATGAGCTTGGTGAGCGTTATGTATATACTTCGGTTGCTCATCGGCTTGAAGTTTATAAAGACTGCAAGCCTATCTGGTTTGAACATCCGGTCCACGGGGAGCTGGTCGATGTCATCGCGATAAAAATTTCACGACCGCAAGACTGTGCTGAGAATTTTCATGTTCCAGTTAACAATATTAGCAGGCTCAAAGTTCCGGTAATGCCAGGCAACACGGCGTTTGTTATCGGGTTTCCTAGCTCGATCAGTACAGGGTTCGGTTTGCCTCTTTGGAAATCAGGCTTTATAGCTTCTGAACCCTATTACGGAATAACAAGTGGCGGTCGTCCGTCGCCGATAGGAGGGCTCACTGGGGGCGTTGAATTACCGGCTTTCTTCCTTGATACTCAAACACGGCAAGGTATGTCAGGCGCTCCAGTATTTTGTTCATTTACGGGTACATGGAATGTCAACGATCCGTACGAAGAAGTGGATGTGGGTTCTCCGGGCTTCTGGGATAGATCGGATGTGGCTTTGAACGAGACGAGGATGGAGTTTGTTGGTTGTTACAGCGGAAGGATTGGTAGAGATGAAGAAGGGGCGGCGCTAGGGATTTGTTGGGGTGTGGAAGTTATTGATGAAATCTGCTCTTCCCAGAAGCTTGGCAAAAATCCACATTTCAACGAGCTCTGTGAAAACGCGCGCTCAGATTGATTATATCTAAGTGTATCTTGGTCAAGCCCAGCCCAGCGCTGGGCTTTTTGCATCTGGCGTTCACCCTTGGCCCCGACGCTTCCACGCATAGTGCTCCCACAGCGCGCTGGTGTGGAAAGCTCGCATCAGGTGCATGCTCCGTAGTTCTTCGATCTTGGTAATGGCCTCAGCCCGATCCCGTGCCCGGATCGCATCCACAGCCTCCGCCTTGGAAGGCGAGTGGCTGCCGAAGGATAAAGCTGCGTCGGCCGTCGACACCTGCTCGTGGTCGAACATCGCGTTTCTGGTCGACTGCGTGGAGAAGTGCTGGAAGATCGTTGAGAGCCGTCGCCTGGCCACTCACCTCAGCGGGCTCGGTTGTAATGCTGGCGTCGAGTTGGCGGGCTTTCTGTGGGATGGGCTGGGTTCCGCAGCGCACGTGAGGAAGTACTGTGCCAACGAGCTGAACTGGCAGAAGGGGGCTTCGGCCTGAGGGTATGGGCCGTAAACGGCATGGAGAGGGCGCCTTTGGGCGCCCTTTCTGTTTCTGCTGGGCGGACTCTGGGTTTTGATGCTGCCCGGCTGATGGTAGAGTCCAGGCCTTTCCATAGTTTCTGCGGAGAGCAATGGATGCGCACCCTGGGAATTCTTGCGCTGGTGGTTGGAGCCGTGCTGCTCATCAGCGCGCTAGCCATGGACACTACTGTCGGCACCATGTCTGGCGATCGAGTGAACAACATAGGCCTCATTGCTGCCAGAGAACAGAGAACAATCATTGCTGGCATTGCACTCATTATTGGCGTACTGCTTGTAGTGCTTGGAAAAAGGAAGGTGCTTACGCCGACGCCTGCAGTTGTCTTTGACTCTCGGCCATGTCCGTATTGCGCAGAAACTATTAAGTGTGCCGCCGTCAAGTGTCGATTCTGCGGCGCGGACGTGGAAGCGACCCCGGCTCCCGAGGGGCCGCCTCCTCTAACTCATGGGTGGACAGTGAATATCGCATGTAAGCCCGGAGAGGAGTTTGATGGGCATCTTGCGAAGCTCGAAGAGCTTCAGTTGCCAATATTCTCCAGTGCTGAATCGACAATAGTGGTCGGACCATACGCGGAGAAGAAAAAGGCAGACTCGGTGAAAAGAAGGCTTAGTGCAGTCCACTATATGCATGGAAAACTGGACTGGATAGAGAAGAAGTAGATATCTCCGCTGTTTATCGATTTCAGTGCAGAACCGCCTCCGGGCGGTTTTTTATTACCTGGAGAAACACATGACCATCGCAGCGCACCACACTCCGATGACCACCATCAAGCTCTACGGCGCGCTCCGGCAGTTCGGCCGGGAGTACCGTATGCTCGTCGGGTCGACTGCTGAAGCGATCAAGGCCTTGTGCGTGCAGATTCCAGGCCTCGAGCGCTTCCTCGCCAATGCCCACCTGCGAGGCATGGAGTTCGCTGTATTCCGTGGGAAACGGAACATTTCCCAAGATGAGCTGCAGTTCGGGGGCGCCGAGGAAATTCGCGTTGCTCCGGTCATGCGTGGCCGGAAGCGTGGCGGGTTGGTGCAGACGATAGTCGGGGCTGTGCTGATCGCTGCTTCCTACGCTTTTCCCGTCATAGCCCCGTATGCGCTGCCTGCAGGGATAGGGATGGTTGCCGGCGGCGTCATCCAAATGCTCAGCCCCCAGGCCCAGGGCCTGAAGCAGAGCGCGGCGCCGGAGAACCTGCCCAGCTACGCCTTCGGCAGCGCCAGAAACACCACCGCCAGCGGGAACCCGGTGCCAATCTGCTACGGGAAGCGCCGCTGGGGCGGGGCGATTATCTCGGCTTCGATCTATGCAGAAGATAAAGCATGAAATAAGATCAAAATTCCATTTTTTCTATTTGGTGGCTCTGGATGAAAGTAAAGGATTTAATCGGTCTGCTCGAAAAGCTTGATGGTGATTTGAAGGTTGTTTGTTATCTTGAAAAAGGTAATGACGTTAAGCTTTTCTGTGTTGAAAGCGCCTCTATGGAGTTTGCCGAGTTATCACGAAACTCCTCTCGGGCTCCTATCGTTAAATTTACTGGCGATACGGAAGGTAGAAAAATAGCGCTCATTGAGTTGACTGACGATTTCTAACTTCTGGTTTTCACACAATCCCGGCATTGCCGGGATTTTTTATGCCCGGAGGAAAGCATGGGCGCAGTGCACCAGCACCTGGCCGGCCGCAAGGGCGGCAGTAGCAAGCCGAAACAGCCGGTCGAGGCACCCGACAGCCTGCGCTCGGTCGCGATGGCCAAGATCCTGCTCGCCGTGGGCGAAGGCGAGTTCGCCGGCGTTCCGAGCGAGCGCGATATCTACCTCGACAACACCCCACTGATGGACTCGAGCGGTAACCTGAACTTCCCGAACGTTAAGTGGGAGTGGCGCGCGGGGTCGGTGGACCAGGACTACATCCCTGGCATTCCTGCGGTTGAGAACGAGACGTCTGTCAACGTCGAGTTGCGCAGCGATACGCCCTGGGTGCGCTCGCTGAGCAATACCCAGCTTTCCGCAGTGCGCCTGCGCTTCGCCTGGCCAGCGCTCCAGCAGCAGGACACCAACGGCAACATCGGCGGGTACCGGATCGAATATGCCGTAGATCTGGCCACCGACGGCGGCGCCTATCAGGAGGTGCTGCGCGAGGCCGTCGATGGCAAGACCACCACCCGCTACGAGCGCTCCCGCCGGATCGACCTGCCGGCGGCCACCAATGGCTGGCAGGTGCGCGTCCGCCGCCTGACGCCGAATCAGAACAACAACCGCATCGCCGACACCATGCTGGTCGCCGGCTACACCGAGGTGATCGACGCGAAGCTGCGCTACCCGAACACGGCTCTGCTGTACGTCGAGTTCAGCGCAGAGCAGTTCAGCAACATTCCGGCTGTCACAGTCGACTGCCGCGGGCGGAAGGTCCAAGTGCCGAGCAATTACGATCCGGAGACCCGGGCCTACCTCGGCATCTGGGACGGCACGATGAAACAGGCCTGGACCGACAACCCGGTCTGGCACACCTACGACATCGTGACCAACGATCGCTTCGGTGTGGGTAAACGCATCAAGGCCTGGATGGTCGATCGCTGGGAAATGTACCGGATTTCCCAGTACTGCGACCAGTTGGTGCCGGATGGGAAGGGTGGCCAGGAGCCGCGACACACCTGCAACCTGAACCTGCAAAGCCGCGCCGGGGCCTGGGAGCTGCTGCGCGACCTCACCGCTATCTACCGCGGCATGGCGTACTGGGCCCAGGGCCAACTGAAGATCCAGGCGGATATTCCGCGCGCCACCGACGTCGATTTCGCCTACACCCGGGCCAATGTCATCGACGGCCGCTTCAGCTACGGCTCGGCCAGTGAGCGCACTCGCTACAGCCGTGCCTTGGTCAGCTACGACAATCCGGCGAACAACTACGACACCGACGTGGCTGTGGCCACCGATAAGCGCCTGCAGCGGCGTTACGGCGACAACCCGGTCGAGGTGGCAGCCATTGGCTGCACCCGCGAGAGTGAGGCCCAGCGGCGCGGAAAATGGGCGATCCTAACCAACAGCCAGGATCGCACGGTAACGTTCCGTACCGGTATGGACGGGGCGATTCCGCTGCCGGGATGGGTGATTCCGGTGGCTGACGCGCTTTTGGCTGGACGGGAGATCGGCGGGAGGATCTCGGCGGTTGCTGGCCGAGTGATCACCTTGGATCGCGATACTCAGGCGAAGGCTGGCGACCGGCTGCTCCTGAACCTGCCCAGCGGTAAGGCTGAGGCGCGAACCGTGCAGTCGGTCGCAGGGCGCGCGGTGACCGTGACGACAGCCTACAGCGAGACCCCGCTACCGGAACTGGTCTGGACCCTCGATGCCGACGACCTGGCGGTGCCGCTCTACCGTGTGATGAAAGTCAGCCAGCCGGAGCGGGGTGTCTTCGAGATCACTGCGCTGCAGTACGAGCCCGGGAAGTTCTCAGCGATCGACACCGGCGCCAAGCTGGAGAGCCGCCCGATCAGCGTCATCCCGATCACCACAGTACCTCCGCCGGCGAGCGTCACGCTGACCTCGCACTACCAGTTCGATCAGGGGTTGGCGGTCAGCACGATGACCATCGCCTGGCCCCCCGTGGAAGGGGCTGTCGCCTACGACGTCGAATGGAAGAAGGACAGCGGCAACTGGATCCGCCTGCCGCGTGCCGGCACCACCAGCGTCGATGTGACCGGCATCTACGCAGGTGGATACCTGGCGCGAGTGCGTGCGGTATCGGCGTTCGACATCACGTCGGTCTGGAAGAGCTCGATCCTGACCCAGCTCAGCGGTAAGACCGGCGCGCCGCCGGCGCTGGCGTTCCTGCGTACCACCAGCGGACCGTGGAAGATCGGCCTGGAGTGGGGATTCCCGGCCAGTGGTGCGGCGGACACCGCCTACACCGAGATCCAGCAGTCGGTCACCCCGGGCGGCAGCGAGCAGAACGCAACTGCCCTGGGCTTGTTCGCGTACCCGACCGACACCCACACGCTGACCTCGCTGGCGGCCGGCGCTCGCCTGGCCTTCCGCGGGCGGCTGATCGACCGGACCGGCAACGTCGGCCCCTGGTCGGCCTGGGTCGACGGTATAAGCTCGACGGATGCGAGCGAGTACAACGAACTGATCACCAAGGAGTACGTCGAGTCCGCCCTGGGCGAGCAGTTCTTCGCCGACATCGATCAGATGCAGGTCGATATCAGTGGCCTGCAGGACCAGATCGACAATCTGACCGATGTGCTGGCCTACGACCCGACGAAGACCTACGCGCAGAACGATATCGTGCGGGTCGGCAACCGGCTGTATCAAGCGAAGCAGGCGGTGCCGCTCAACGCCTCGCCGCCGAACGCGACCTACTGGGCCGACATCGGACAGTCGATCGAGACGGCCAACGGCCTGGCCCAGCAGGTGGCCACCAACACCGCGGATATCACCGAGCTCGACGGTAAGGTCGAAGCGGCGGCTTCGAGCCTGGATGTTCTGCAGGCTGCCGCCCGCCGGGAGCCGGCGACCGGAGAGAAGGCCGATGCGCTGAAGGGCTGGGACACCATTGCTCGAGCCGCCACCGAAGTCACCGTGCGGGCGAACGAGGACGAAGCGCAGGCGAAGCGGACGAGCTTGCTTGAAGCGCGCACCGGGACCGCGGAGGGCAGGATCGCCACCGTCGAGTCGGTCGTTGCGTCGAACAATGCTGTAACCGTCCAGCGATTGGATCAGCTCACCGGCCAGGTTGCGAGCAACGCCTCGGCGATCAGCACCGAACAGACCGTCCGCGCCAACGCGGACAGCGCACTGGGGCAGCGGGTGGATACCGTCAGCGCGCGCACCGATACCAACGAGGCGAACATCCAGACCACATCTCAAGCGGTTACCTCGCTGGATGGCAACGTCAAGGCGCTCTACAGCGTGAAGCTCCAGGCGCATGCCAACGGGCAGAAGTACGCCGCTGGCTGGCAACTGGGTTTCGACAGCGGTACGAGCGTGACGACCATGGCGTTCCAGGCTGATCGGTTCCTCTGGTTCAACAGTTCCAGCGGGCAGACCGTGGCGCCGGTCTCGATCGTCGGCGGGCAGATGTTCATCAACAACGCGATGATCCAGGACGGTTCGATCACCAACGCGAAGATAGGCAACGTGATTCAGTCGACCGCCCTCGGTGCCAACGGCGAGCCGCTGTGGAAGTTGGACAAGTCCGGCTCGCTCACGATGAACAGCGCTACGTCTGGTGGCTTCATGCGGCAGACAGCGGAGGCCACCAAGGTCTATGACGCGAATCTGGTGGTGCGGGTACAGATCGGGAATCTCGACGTATGAGCTACGGCATCCGCCTGAGAAATGCGGCCGGCTCCATCCTGATGGAGCTCACCGGCCAATCGGCGCGTACGGTCTACCGGCAGTCGCTCGGCGCCATCACCAACGGGATGACGGTGACGGTTCCGGGTTTTGATCCTGCGCGCGGTGTTGTGTTCATCATTGCGAGCGGAAACGCATTCGGTGAAGTGCCCCTATACACAATTTCCGGAAACGTGGTGACGTTCCACTGGAACGGTTCATCCGGAACAACTTATGTACTGCATGCGGTGATGTTCTCATGAGCTATGGGGTTTTAATTCGGGGGAATAGCGGGCAGACAATTATCGATGACTCGAACCCGTGTATTCACATTGCGGCATCAGGAACATACGGCGTACAGACCACTAGCGAAACTATCGTAAGTTATCCATCTGCGATCCAGTCCCCGTACGAGCCGTATGTGTACTTTAGGCCTAATGGTCCGCATCAGATATACCTATTCAGGCATATCGGCAGTCCAGGGAACTGGACTGGATTCGCCTTCTGGCAGAGCATCTATCGAGACGTGGATCCTCCTGTCTACGGCGGAAAGTGGAAAGCTGGCGCGGTCATGTTGCCGAAAACCGGTGGGTGGGGAATGCAGGTTTTCGACACCCAGTCGCGGGTGATGTTCGACAGTAACCGGGACATCGTTCGCTATCTCGGTGGTGCGCAGGTTTGGAATAAATATGCGTATAACCCGAACTGGCCTGGCGGTTTGGCGCTGCAGACGTGGTATTTGCCGTTCCCCTACGGAACTGAGGCTTACTTTCAAGTAAGCCACTTCAATGTAAGTGCATTTATCACTGCTGAGGCTCCGCGTATTGGGTTTCTTGAGAGCTCAATGAGCTTGATATTTGTGTCATCAATTGTTCAAGCGGAAACTAATCAGCAATTCAATTGGCCGCTCATTGCAGTAGCATAAATATATCTGGAGGACTATATGGCTTGGTATTCCACAGGCACGGTCGCTGTCACGCTGAATTCGCCGACAGTCACCGGCACTGGGACCACATTCTCCGCGAACGTCCGGGTCGGCGATGCTTTTCGCGGCCCCGATGGTCGTTGGTACGAGGTCACAAACGTGGCCAGTTCGACGGTCATCTCGATCAAACCCAACTACCAGGGCAGCACGGCCAGCGGCCAGTCCTATGCGGTGGCGCCGATCCTGGGCTACGACAAGGACCTGTCGGATCGATTCAACCTGATCGCCAACCAGTGGGGGGCAACCCTGGCGGGGATCAAGCCCTGGGCGCTTTCTGCAAATGCGGCGGCAGCGCGGGGGGATCTCGGCCTCGGCAGTGCGGCGGTACGGGAGGCACTTGGTGGTTCGGGCGCGCTGTACTCGCGAGACAGCATTCTCGGCGCAGTCTCTCAGGCGAGCGGCATACCGTCTGGTGCGATCATTGAGCGCGGCGCGAATGCAAATGGCGATTACGTGCGATATGCCGACGGAACACAGATGTGTTGGTTCAACGCCAGCGTTACTGATCAGGCGATTGATGCTCCCTATGGGAGTCTGTTTACCGGAACCCGTTCTTGGTCGTTTCCTATCGCCTTCTCGGGCAGCCCAACCGTGAGCCCCGGCCTATTCCGCTGGGGGACTGGAGCAGGCTGGGGCACTGTTGGCGGTATCGCAAGCGCGACGGCGGCTACGTTGCGCGGATTTGACATTGTGTCGCGCGCGGCTGGAACAGCGACAGTGATCTCGGCATCCGCGATGGGGAGGTGGTTATGAACTTCTTGCTTGTTCTTTCGCCGCAGTATGGTCCCGCAGAATTTGGCGACTACACCACCGTCTCGGTTTCCGGCGGCGTGCTTACCGTCGAGGGTCGTGACTATGCGTTCCCCGACCTCGCCGACGGCGCCGAACTCACGATGGAGGACTTCGCCGATCCATATCCCGTCTACCAGGTTCGGCGGCGAGGCGACACGATTTCGGTGTGGATCATCTACAGATATCCGGCGGGTGCGACCCATGCTGCCAGATACCCTGAGCCTGTTCCCGTTCCGGGGGATTTCGACGGGCCTGTTGATCTGCCGACCTGACAAACCTATCGACGAACGAAAGCCCGCCCTGCGCGGGCTTCGTCGTTTCTGGAGCTCACATGCCTATCACTGAGCAGCAACTGCTGCAGATATTCCCGAACGCCGGCCCTCGAGCCGGCGTTTTTGTTGGTGCGCTGAATCGCGGGATGACGCGGTTCGCTATCACGTCGCCGGTGCGCGCGGCGGCGTTCCTCGCCCAGGTTGGCCACGAAAGCGGCCAGTTGACCCGCTTGGTGGAGAACCTCAACTACAGCGCCCGTGGCCTGGCTGCGACCTGGCCGAGCCGGTACCTCGGCGCCGACGGCCAGCCCAACGCCCTGGCGCAGCGCCTGGCGCGCAACCCTCGAGCCATCGCCAACAACGCCTACGCCTCGCGCAACGGCAACAGAGACGAGGCGTCCGGCGACGGCTGGCGGTACCGCGGGCGCGGGCTGCTGCAGATCACCGGCCGGGCGAACTACCGCGCCGCCGGCGCCGGGCTGGGCCAGCCGCTGGAGCAGGAACCCGAACTGCTTGAGCAGCCAGAGTTCGCTGCGCTGTCGGCGGCCTGGTGGTGGGCCAGTCACGGCCTCAACGAGTTGGCCGACCGCGGCGAGTTCGCCGCCATCACTCGGCGCATCAACGGTGGTCTCAACGGTCAGGCGGGGCGCCTGGCGCTGTGGGAGCGCGCAAAGGCGGTGCTGTCGTGATCTCGTCCCGTGTTGTCTCGGTCGCGCTGGCCTGCCTGCTACTGGTCGGCCTCGGCGCCGCCGGCGGTGTCTGGCTCGGCGCGCGGCACTACCGGCCGCAGCTCGATGCTGCGCTGTCGGATCTGGTCGCCTGCCGCGCCGCCAGGGGAGGCCTGGAGTCCGCAGTGGCGGAGCAGGTCCGGCAGGTTGCCGCGCTTCGTCTGGCTGGTGAGCAGCGCGCCCGGGGTGCCGCGCAGGCTGTGGATCGGGGACGACAGCAGGCCGCCGAGCAGTATGCCGGAGCCCAGCGCCTGCTACGTGAACGAACCGCCGGCGAGCAGTGTGCGGCCGCCGAGGCGGTCATCGATCAGGAGTTGGGCCTATGAAACTGCAGGCGTGGCGAAAGACTGCAGGTGCAGCGATTTTCGGCAGGTGCAGCCGAAAGGCGCAGGTGGTGCAGGTGGTGCAGGTGGTGCAGGTGCTGGGGTTGGTGTTCGCGCTGGCGGGATGCGCCGGCCGGCAGGATGCCGAGCCGCGCACGGTGCGCGTAGAAGTGCCCGTTGCCGTGCCGTGCCGAGTGCCCGCGATCGAGGTTCCGGCCTGGGCCGCGGCGGGGGTGCGAAAAGGCGACGACTTGCAGGCCAAGGTCCGCGCGCTGCTGGCCGAGCGGCGGCAGCGGATCGGGTATGAAGCCCAACTGCTGGCTGCCAACAGAGCATGCCAGTAGGAGTAGACTACGGCCTTTTCCTACGGAGCTTGGTGATGCTGGTGATTCGATTGGCGGGGAAGTGGACGCTGAAGCTCGATCGGCAGATAGGCAGTTCCGGAAAACACGGGATATGGGCATTCCACTGCTCGGAAAGCACGTTCGCGCCGTCCTCAAACGACCTCCGGCGTACTGCGGCAATCCTGCCTGCCGAGCCCAAGGAAGGCCAGACGGTGGAAGTATCGATCTGCGACACCGCGCACTCGCCGGATGGATGGATCGCCGTTGGCTCAGGCGTCGCGGCTTACGAAGCGGAGCGCTGAGGCTCGATCAGATGGGCGCCCTGGTTTCGGACGTTCCCGACGTCGCGGCTGACCGCGTACCACCGGAACGCCTGGCTCGGCTCGCCCTGGTGGAGCACGATCTGCTCCGCGCGCTCCGGTGTTGTCGCCGGGTCAATCCACTCCCGGGCCAGCTCGGGCGGCAGCACCACCGGTCTCCGGTCGTGAATATCGACCAGGCCGCCATCGGCGTCCGCGGTAATGATCACGAACCCATGGTGATCTGCCGGTTCGTCATCGAGGCCAGGAAACTGGCCGATGGCCGCGCATAGGATCGGACTCCCGTCCCGGTGTTGGATGTGGAACGGTTGTTTCCGCGCCTCGCCTCCATCGACCCACTCGAACCAGCCCGAGATCGGCGTCAGCGCTCGGTGTTTCCACGCGGTGCTGAAGAAGCGTCCATGCGCCACCTTTTCAACCCGAGCGTTTATCGGCGCCGCGCGATCACGGGCCCAGAACGGCCTCCATCCCCATCTGATCGCCTGGGCGACCAGGGCGTTCCCTTCCAATCTGAGCGTCGTCACCGCCGTCGACGGCGCGACGTTGTAGCGCTCGGGCTGCTCGCCGACAAGGTTGACCAGCGCGTTGGGCATCGATAGCGCATCGACGAACTCATGAAGCCCTGTGTACTGCGAAAGCCTGCCACACATCGCATCGCTCCGGCCGAAGTGGTGCGGTAAGGGTAGTTCAGGTGGGCCAACGCCACGGCCGGAAGTCGCTGGGGATCTGCTCGACAAGCAGCAGCGTCCCGCCTGCGTCAAGTTCGATCTCCAGACCGCGCACAACGCCGGCGCGCTCAAGCGCCTGGCCCAGGCGCAAGTATGTTATCCCGTCCAGGGGATCCCGGCCGACGTAGCCCAGCCGCTGTCGTGCGGGTGCGGGCCCGTGGTAGATGCCCTCGTCGTCCACGCTCCCGACGACGACGCCGCCGTCGAGCACGTCGTAGCAGCAGTCCGCGCAGTAGTACGTCTCGCGCGTGATGCCGTGCTCGATCGCCCATCCGTACATCCCCAAGGCGTCGGTGACCATGTCGTGGCGGTCCTGCAGGCCCACGATTCCGCACTGATAGAGTTCGTTTGCCTCGGCCACCAGATACAGGTACTGCTCATCCGCGGCGTACAGCCAGGCGGCATGCTGCCGTATCGCGGCGAGCCATTGGGTGACGCGCTGGTTGTGGCAATGCCTGGGGTCGGAGTAGGACATGGAAATCTCCGGCGGTCGGGTGGGCCGGAAATTATGCTGTATGAATATACAGTATTCGAGGGCGACCGACGAGCGGAGAGTGGCGCATAGGAATGCCATGGAAGGGGCTGAAATCATTTCCGCAATTTATGCATAGACCCAGGCAGCAAGCGGCATCCAGAGAATGAGAAATGGCAAAATTGCGGAAACGAAATCCAGCCGAAACCCGCGTAAACCTTGAATTCAGCGATAGACTTAAAATCCCTCGGGGGTAACCCCGTGCCGGTTCGACCCCGGCTCCGGGCACCATCGTGTTTCCTGGCGTTCAGCCGACTTCTGCGTTCCTTCCCCGATTTTCTTCCGGCCCGCCATCGCGCGGCAGTCAACGAGTCGACGTTGCCTTCTTTCCCTCCTCGGCCTTGGAGGCGTTTCATTCTAGTACGGCTCCGTATAGGGTTCGCCCTGGCTGGCGAGCGGGAGTGTTTGTTCAGCTTGAAGTAGTTGTCTTTGGAAGTTTGATTTTTTTGTCGTTATCTTCTGCTCCTGCTTTTTAATTTCCTTTCCGAATATATTCAATTCACTGGCGGAATTATCCTCTTTTCTCCTGCATGAATTGGTAGGCGGTACTTCCTCGTTGCTGTGCTTTGCTGACAGGGAAGGATCGCGAATCAGGGTTTTTCGCCTCTTTCGTTTATGAACAGGAATTCATATATCGGAGATCAATCATGGCTTGGAAAGGTGAGGTTCTGGCTAATAACGAAGCAGGGCAGGTAACGTCGATTATCTACAATCCGGGCGATGTCATTACCATCGTCGCCGCCGGTTGGGCCAGTTACGGACCTACCCAGAAATGGGGGCCGCAGGGCGATCGGGAGCATCCGGACCAAGGGCTGATCTGCCACGATGCGTTTTGTGGTGCGCTGGTCATGAAGATCGGCAACAGCGGAACCATTCCGGTCAATACCGGGTTGTTCCGTTGGGTTGCACCCAATAATGTCCAGGGTGCAATCACTCTTATCTACAACGACGTGCCCGGAACCTATGGCAATAACTCCGGCTCGTTCAGTGTCAATATTGGAAAGGATCAGTCCTGA